GGCTGGAACTCTATTATTGGCTTAAACAATGGAATCGTAGGCGCGGCACAACAGCTTTATGCAAATGTGCAAAAAATCGCACAAAATATATCAAATACGTTCCGCAAAGTTCTTAAGATTCATAGCCCGTCGCAGGTAATGATGGAACTCGGTGGATTTACCGTTGAGGGATTCCAACTCGGTATGCAGAATATGCTTCCAAAAGTCGAATCCACCATCAATGATATAAGCGCCGAAGTGCAAAAAATTAATACACCAACCGCAGACATTATCACAAAGAGTGCGTCCTATCAGGAAGTAAAGAGCAGAATGTCAGTTGATACAGATGACTTTGTAGATGACATTCGGAAAGAAATCATGGCAATCAGCAGTAACACGTTTGACAATAATCAGATGATCGGGCAGGCGGTCAAAAATGCCCTGAACGGTATGGCAATCTACGCAGATGGTCATTTGATTGGATATCTGAAAGAAGAAAATCAGCAGTTCAGAAACCGTAATGGCTACGGGCTGTTTGAAGGGTAGGTGATAGAATGAGTGACTTTATTGCAGGAAGTAGTTTCCAAGGTTATTTTTTAAAGTTCGGGGGAAGCGTTCTCCCGAACAAATTCTTAGCCTACAACGATTACTCTGCAACTCCGAATCAGCGAACAGAGATAGAAGCCTATAGAGACTTGAACAATCTCTTACATAGGGACACAAGCCCTAATTTCAAGACAAAAATAGATTTCAACACACGCCCGATGTGGTTGCCGGACAAAATAGAGATGCAGTCTGTTTTCAAATCAGGCTTAGTCAATAAGGCACAGCGGAAGTACAAAGTTACATACTGGAACGACGAAGAAAACACCTACAAAACAGGTGTTTTTTATATGCCCGATGTTGAGTATAAACCTATCAGAGTTGTAGGAAATAATATTTTGTATAACAAAATCAGAATTGCACTGATCGAATACTAACAACCAGAGTGCATGGGTGTCATAGCTCATGTGCTCTTTTATTTTATAAACGGGAGGATGATTATGGCAGATACAGTATCTTTTGACAGTTTATTGAATACGACGGCCGGGATGACTGCGGTTGTCAGCAACGCGAAGCACGATGATGATGTAGTCAGTGTCGCAGGCGTTGGTTGGTTTACCTATGCAGGCAAGACTGCCAGTATCATATATGTTTCAGGAAACAATTTTATCGGTTTCGGGCAAAACACCGAACAACTCAAAATCTGGCGTAGGGATGGTGCAATTTATTATGTTTACCGACAGGAAGGAACACTTACGTCGGGAAAAAGATTCCTCAAAATTAGAGTTGAAGGATATGTGCATTATTCAAGCACATCCTCGTCATATGCGTTAAAATACGAAGTATTCTTGATAGAGGGCCAGACATTATTTATCAATGTTGTCCAGAGACCTACAAGCAGTTCGTACACTGGCACATCATCAATCACTGACGGTAAAACCACAACAAACCTAACTCTTTCCGTATCTTCTACGGTTCCGGTTTCGATTCTGGTAAAGAACGCAGGTGTATCACAGGCAGTTAGCTATGAGAAATTTGTTGATAAATATGTCACCGGAATTACTGTGTCAAAAATGCCAGATAAGACCACGTACTATCAGAGTGAATTATTCGACAGCACAGGCCTTGTAGTGTCTCAAACATACAATGATGGAACATCAGAAATCATCACCAATTATGAATTGTCAGGATTTGACAGCAGTTCCGCAGGAACAAAAGTTATAACCGTTACTGCATCTGGAAAGACCACAACATTTGAGATTACTGTCTCAGAAGCCTCTATCACCGCCATATCCGTTACTACAATGCCAACCAAGGTAAATTACCACATAGGAAAAGAATTTGATTCTACAGGCATTGTGGTGACTGCAACGTTAAGTGATGGAAATACTATAGATGTCACAAAAGATTGTACATATTCTGGTTTTGATAGTAGTTCTCCAAAGCAATGTGAAATAACTGTCACTTACGGTAATTTCACTTGCACGTTTGAAGTTACTATTATGCAGCCAGAAAGAATCACAAACATAGAGAGTGCTTCTGGAATTTATTTCGTAGGTGATACTACAGAGGTAAAAGTTACAGGTATAACTGTTGAATACTCGGACGGTTCAGAAAGAATAGAAAGTGGTTATGTTGTTGAAAATAAAGTTCTTTCGAAATCCGGAACAATTCCTATTAGCGTTAAATATTTTAATGTAATAGGCGTAGTGAATGTTTCTGTGTACAGTTCACTTTTGCTTCATATCGGTTCGCCAAATTATGAAGATGTAACAGCCAAATTTAATCTTGATACAAATACGCTTTCCATTTCTGGAACTGGGAAAATTACAGGGAACTTATCTGACAGTTCTGAGCATTCTGCCGTTCCTGAAAGTTTGTTCAGAAGATGCGTAAAGATTATTTTTGGTGACGGAATCACTGAAATCCCAGGCGGATTCGGAACTCAATTTGAAAGTTTAACACATATTGAACTAGGAAACACAATCACGACTATTGGTGTTCAGGCGTTTTACGGAACACAACTTACGAACGTGTCTATTCCTGCAAGCGTTATGTCCATTGGTGAAAATGCTTTTAATACGTCCGCCACAACAAACGTCGCTCTGAATAAGAAAACCAACGAAATCTCAGGTTCCCCGTGGGGAGCATCTGGCACAATTACATGGCTAATTCGGGCAACCAGACTTGAAGTTACTCATATGCCGACCAAATCCAGATATTTCGTAGGCGAAACTTTTGACAGCGCAGGACTTGTAATTACTGCATACTACAATGATAATACGTCTGAGCAAGTAACAGGATATACCTTATCAAGCCCGGATATGTCCGCATATGGAAACAAAACTGTAACGGTTACATTCGATGAAAAGACCGTAGATTTCAGTATTCTTGTGGTAGACATTTCTGGAATTGAAATAAAAATCATGCCTGCAAAAATCGAATATCCAAAAGGAGATGTATTCGACACAACTGGATTGTCAATCCTTGTTAAATATACTGACGGAACATCAGAAACAATAACAACTGGATTTGAAGTATCTGGTTTTGACAGCAGTTCTGTTGGTGAAAAGACAATCACAGTAACCTACAAAACCCATACCACCACTTTTAAAGTGACTGTATACGACCTTTCAGGAATCCGAATCACAAGTTTTCCGTCCAAGGTCTACTATAAAATAGGAGAAACATTTGACCCGTCCGGGCTGACTGTTGCAGAGGTAAGACAGGATGGAACCGAGAAAGAAATTACAGGTTATGATATTTCTGGCTTCGATAGTTCCAGTGCGGGTTCTAAGACTATCACGGTTTCTTATAATGTCACAGCCAACGGGGTTTCTAAATTTGTTGGTTCCGATAGCTTTCAGATTAAAGTCACGAGCGACGGAAAGAACCCGTTTGACGATAACTCAAGCGGCGGCTCTGGTGGCGGTTCTGGTGATGTTGAAGAAGAAAAAACTGAGCCAATAGAAGTGACAGTACACTGGATTAACGGCGAATTTGCTGACCTTACAAATGAAAATATCGACCAGAATACGTTTACTTTGCAGGAGTCAATTTGTTCAGAACAGTATTTCATATTCGGTGGTTGCGTCTGCAATCAGATAACGTTTCAGGCTCACCACGATCAGTTCAATGGCACTTCGGAAGAATTTTATCCATCTGGAAAAATCGAAGTTTACATTGAAAGAAAAGGAACAAAAATCAAAATTTTCACAGGCGAAATCGACAGCGCAGAGCGAAAAGCAAACTCCCTGACACGTAATTTTATTGCATATGATTATCTGTATAAATTACGAAATACTGACATTGCAAGGTGGTATAAAAACCAGACGACTGATAAGAAGAAAAAGCTGACTCAAAAGCAATTCAGAGATAAATTATTTGAGTTTTTAGGGATTGAACAAGTTAGTACAAAGTTACATTGGGACGACACTTATGTGCCTGATACGAATAACTCAAATGAGATGAACGTAGTGAATATTCTGAAAGATTTATGCTTGCAGAATGATCGCTTTGGATGGATGAACAGGGACGGCAAGTTTGAGTATCTGAAACTTCGCCAGAACAGTTACAGATACGGTCAGACCACCGCTAATCAGAACATTTATAAATACTACAACAACGAAGAAATTCACCTCGATACATTTAAAAGTTTTACCGCAAAAGAGGGCAGAATCTGGTTCCCAAATATTATATTTTGTGACCCCGACCCGAATAGAGCCTTTGGCTTTACACAAGGCGACTACACAGCACAAGAAGCGTATGATAATAACGTTTATTACAACAGAAATAGCTTCTTTGTAGGAAATGAAGACTGGCTAAATTACGTTTGGAACGCTGACGAATACGGCGGTATTTCAAGAGCTGAACCAATTGTGAAAATTTGTTATGGCGTATTCGTAAATCAAGATTTGCGGAAATATTATCGTGCACAAGGATATACCGCAGAAGTCCAAGGGAACCCGCTGAACATGGTTGGACAGGCAGTTGAGCTATATTACAAAAAGCAGATTCAGCACGACGATCAGGAGCCTACAGAACTGCAATGGTACGTTCATTCATACATCATGAGCAGGACACTCAAAATCGGCGCTACAGATATGATAGACACCTATTCCGCCAACAACGCACCGTTTAATAGTAACAGTCAGCAGTTAGGAAAATATACTCCCGAAATATCTGGAACGGTTAATCTTACACGATCTGAAATGCCGACAATCAGTTATGCGGAATTTACGGACGGTTCGGATTCTGAATTTTCACCGGCAATGATTGATGATTTTACGGATGGTTCTGGCGGTTCTGGAAGCACTTCTGAACAATTAAAAAAGGCACAATTAAGGTGTGTAAAGCGAATCAAAAAAGCCGATTACGACACTCTTGTAGCCACAGGAACTGACCGAGCAGATACGTTGTATTTCACATTCGAGGAGGGCTGATTGGATGATATATAAGGCGTTTTTAAATAGACAGGAAATCACTGGGTTTCCTGTCAAAAGTAAGGATATAAATAAGATTTATGGGGGAGATATATTATTGTGGGAGAAAGGAGAGCAAATAAAAGAGCCTTTTACTGTAGAAGCATATCTTCCATCGAAATATGGCGTTATAAACGGAAACCGCTTCTCAATTCCGGTTAAGTTTCACGATTCAACTGAATATTGGATATTGGCTAACAGAAAAAAACCATATATTGATATTAAAACTACAGTCGGTTCATACTATGATAACAGAATACAAGCATTAGGAGAAATAGGAGGAGCAATTTGCTATTTATGTTCCGAAAAGCAAAATAATACATCATTAAAAATAACCATGAGTATTTTAAACGGTGAATCTGTAATAACAAATTCATATATTTATTCCTCTGATAATAGTATAAAGCTTGTGAATGCAACGTGGTTAATGAATAATCATATTTTTGTTTATTTTTCCACTTACGACGATGCCCTTCATAAATATGAATTACATATCGTACTTGAATTTGGGCTAAATGGAAAGGTTGTAGAAAAATATGTAAAAAAAACAAAACGTGAAGATATGTATAAATTTCCAATTTTAGAAGCAAATTTTACAACAGTTAAAAGTGGCGCAGATCATTATTGTTTGTACTTTAAAGGCGGTCTCATGGCGATGTATAAGTTATCAGGAAATCCGTTTGATTCACATGAAATAAAAATTTCGTCAGGCACTTATATTGGGAGTGATAATGGCAGACATTTTTTCTTGAGAAAACTTACCGGTTCAAGTAGTAGCGCGATATTGTACGAATTTATAAATGGGGAGTTTATTGAAAAAAGAGTGCTAGAAGACAGCGGTATATTGGATATCAATTGTTGTATTTGTAAAAGTCATATATACATTGGAATCTATGGAACTATTTACGATTACGGAGATATAGACGATAAAACGGAACAACCTAGAAAAACAATATTCAAAACTCCGAGTGCGCCAAGGCAAGCAAACTTTATTCATTCACAAGGGAATTTTCTCTATGTTTTTCATGGTACATTTTCAGAAAAAGACAAGCAATATATGACTATTATTCCATTGTAATCCACTTGCCTGTATTATTACCCGCCTTGTTTATTTTAATGCTAATTTTGCCGAATAAGAACCCTAGAATCACAAATAAGAGCACGTTTTCTCGAAAAACTCAAATAAGCCCTTATTCGACGAAATAGCTTCAAATTCTCAGTCCTGACCGTGCTAAAACGTAACTATATTAAAAATAAAAAATGAATATTTTGTAAACGTAAATTTTGCTTGTTTTCAGAATAAATCAATCATCTGAGAAAATAATAAAATTCATAAATAAATATTCTGTCAACAGGCAATTTTCGTTTACATAATATCTCAATGTAACGTTACAATAACGTTACCAGTAACGCAATGTAACGCAATAGAATAAGAATAAGAAATAGAATAAGAATATAATTAATATATATACAAGATATATATTAATCGTCGAATAAGCGCTATTCGACCCTGACATTCTCAATTCGTTTCAGCCCAAGGTAAACCATTTTTATCAGCAACTCCGTATTTGACTCATATAGCGATTTTATGTGCGATTCGATAAAATCCTCGAATGATATATAAAAATTGATTTTAGGGGTAAATTCGGAGCTTGCAAGGCATATTTAACAGAAAGGAGCAACGTGATATGACAAACGAACAGAAAGCAGTTCTCAGAAAGATTATTTATGCGGTCGAAACCGGCGGACAGGTTTATGGGCAGCAGGATTATTCGGACTTCACGGAAGCCTATGAGAATAATTCAGATGAACACGCAATCACGATTGGAGCAGGAGCGTGGTACGGAACCGAAGCAAAAACGCTTCTGGAACGAATTTACGATGCCGACCCGGAACAGTGGGAGAAGATAGACAAGGTAAGACTTCTGGAACAAGTTCAGACTGCAAACTGGGAATGTTTTAACATTTCAAGAGTGTCACAACTCGCAGACACTATAGTTGCTCTTATTTCGTCCGATTTGGGCGTTAAATGCCAAGATAGCCTTATGGATGAACAATTAGCCACCTATGCAGAAGAAGCCTTTAAACAGGGCGTTACGGACGCTAGAGCGCAAGCTATGTGTGTGAACTTTAGACATCAGGGCGGAGCAAGTGCAGTAACGAGGATTCTGACAAAGACTCAGAAACCATATACGCTCGATAATCTCTATGCAGCCTGCCAGACGGACACAGGGAACCAAGTTGGGGCATATAAGGACAGACAGAGCTTTGTTTATAGCGCATTAAAAACATATTTTCCAGAAAGCGAGGACAAGAGCATGAACGCAATTGACAAATTAATCCAGATCGCAAAGAATGAAACCGGATATCTTGAAAAGGCAAGCAATAGTCAGCTTGATAGTAAGACAGCAAATGCAGGATCCGCAAATTATACAAAATATTGGCGAGATATTAAACCGGATTATCAAGGACAGCCATGGTGCGCTGCATTCGTTTCGTGGTGCATGATGAAAGCATTCGGATTAGACACAACAAAGAAACTTTTGAAACACTGGCCATACGTTTATTGCCCGACAATGGCGGATTTATTCACTTTGAATGCAAATCCAAAGATGGGTGATATTGTAATTTTCAAACATAATGGAGTGTTTACGCACACTGGAATCGTAATAAAAGTGTCAGGAGACCGGTTCTGGACAGTCGAGGGAAATACTTCTGGTGGCTCTACAATTATCGCAAACGGTGGTGGTGTATGTCAGAAAAGTTACTACAACAGCAACCTTCCAGGGACAAAATTCTGCACTCCAAACTACAACTTAGTGAAGAATACAACACCAGCTTCAGACTCAGATACAGCAAAAAAGCAGAACACCAGAGCCTACATTGCGCAGATTAAAAAAGACACAAAATGCTATACAAAATCAAACAAAAACAGCCCATCTAAACTGTTCCCAAAACTGAAAAAAGGTGCAGTTGTAGAGGTGATGAAGTACACAGAAACCGACAGTTCGGGACTTAAATGGTACTTCATCCGAATCCCTTATCCGAATGATGACGGGTTTGTTTTTGAGTTTATTCCAAAAGGAACATTCACCAGAATTACAGATATTTCTAAATGACAGTTGTAATATGACTTTTATAATGCTATAATAAAACGTGTTCGATATAGTAGTTCGTATTGCAAAACCTTTTATTTATTAAGTGTTGAAAATGAAAATGACCGCCAATTACTCCTTCCCGGGTTGGCGGTCATTTTGCTGTCAGCTTATGTATTCTTCGTACTTTTCTTTAATTTCCTTTGCTCCATTCTGCCTTATCTGGACAATGTCCCCAGAATCCATGACGAAATTATCACCTGCCGACTGAATGTAATCCATGTTCACCAGATAGCTCTGATGACAACGCAAGAATCGTTTATCAGACAGCTTTTCTTCCAGATCATTCAGCTTGCAAGCAGTCACGAAACACCGGTTATCTGTCGCAAAAATATGACAAATTCTTGCCCGGCTTTCAATGTATTCAATCTCACCATATTTGAGCCGGTTAATCTGTCCACGGAATTTGAACGTCAGTGTTTCATCCCTCATCTGTGATAGAATCTCGTCAATAGCCCGGTATATCCTGCCGCACTCCCTACCTTTTACTGCATATTGCATGGCACCAATATCGAACGCCTCTCGCAGATAGTTATTGTCGCCCGTCCAGAATATAATATTTCCGTTATATCCAACGTCGCGGAGCCTATTTGCGATTTCCAGACCATTTTCTTTTTCCAAGACCATATCCAGTACAATCACATCGTACCATTTTCCTTCTTTTACATCCTCAATCAGCGAATAACCTGCCGAATATTCACTAATTTCGTAGCGATAGTCACCTTTGCTTCGTAAGAATCCCGATATGCGGTCTTTGAACAGATCAATATCAAGCTGGCAGTCGTCGCATATAGCTATCCTCATACGCAATTTCCCCTTTCTCGTTTCAATTTTGTCAAAATACGTAATGATTTTGACAGCACACACATTTTTCTTCCTGTTCGTGGTATTATTGTCCCACAAACAAAGTGTAGCACTTGAAGTTGTCAGTGTAAAGCATTAAAGTTTGACATAATTCGCAAAATTGGTTTCTGTGTCAGGGAGGATGTGTGGATAAAGGAACTGCCTGCAAGAACGACAGGCAAAGAGAAAGAGGGGCGGTTGCCCCTCTTGTTTAGTTTAATATGATGCGTGTGCTGATATTTCTACATTGTTATGGTCTGGCAGGTCGGAATCGCTGATTTCAAACACAGATGTTTCACCACTGTTTACGTCATCTGCATATCCATAGAATCCACCGACAATACTGTCGTCCTGTTCAAGAAGAACGGTTATACAAACAGAACTGTAATCGTCAGCGGCATCACTTGTAATTTCACCAGTGATAGTAGTCCAATAGTCATCTGGTATTTCTGAAAGGTTTGATAAGGTAAAATCCGAAGTACTTGAATCATTTGCGAAAGCATCTGATATATCGGAATCACTATACGAAACGGAAAAATCCACGGATGCAGGGTCAAATGCACCAACGTTTATTTTATCTGCCGCAAAGACTGTATCTCCGGCGGAAATTGAAGAAAATGTATAATCGTCACTCTTTATTATCTTTCCGTTAGCGTCTTTAACAGCAATTTTTAAAGTCACATATCCGTAGCTGTCAGAACCTGCATTAGAAAGCTTTGCACCGTATGATACATAGCGGTCATCACTATATTCATTAGTCAGAACAGACCATCCGCTTTGCGTCACCGTAATATCGTTGTTCTTTTTCTTCTTTTCTTTCTTGGCTTCTTTTCCTTTCCTTTCGGATTTTGGCACTTGTAATTCATTAGAACTGAGCGAAACGCTTCCACCTTTGGCATATACAGGAACGCTCAGAACCATAACACCACATAAAACTAATGCAATAATCTTTTTCTTCATATTATACCCTCCAATTGTTCTTAAAGAAATCTCATATACTGCACTGCAATAAAAACTACTTCAATGATTCCGACAATAATTCCGAACCATGAGCCAATATGCCTATATTCCTCTTTCTTTGTGCCAATATCTACTAATCCTACAATTGCTCCTGCCAGAGCCAGAGGAAACGACAGGATAATTGGCAACGGAAGAATGAACGCTACACCTGCCAGAATACAGGAAATGACACTCAGGGTTGAATCTTTCTTCTTTTCACCTTTGCTCATACAATCCCCTCCCTTGTTAAAATTTTACAATATTATACCACCTCATACAAACTGTGCATAGTGAAATATCAAAAAAGTAGATTATTTTTGCAGAAAAACTCCATGATTTTGCGCTTGCCAGAAAAACTACACAAATTCGTGCTATAATGCGTGATATATTTTTAGAAAAGAGTTGGTAGTAATGGAGAAGAACAGATACAGGATAATCGTATTCATCCTAATATTTTACGAAATATTCTGTGCGGTGCATATACCGTCGCATGATATAGCAGAACGCCACCGCAGAGATGCGCAGATCACAAAAGAAGCTGTGGAACAAACTTGTTCCGCCCAGATGCAGGAGTTGAACGAGATCAAGAAAATTTGCAATGCCAGATGTTATATTCGCGAAAGCGCAATTTTCTTTGAAATTGCGAAGTTTTCCTACGAAATAACGAAAGTCCATGTGTATATTTGGCAGTTGCCAAGGGGGAATATCGGTGGTATAATGATGAAAACGAACTAATGTTCGGCTCTATTTCCCACAAGCCGGACATATAGTGTGGTATAGGTGGTAGTTGTGACAGGGAGGGATATTTATGGATTATAAGAAAGAGATTATTGAGATGGTGCAGAAAATACATAATGAATCAATGATAAAATTTATTTACGGATGCGTAAAAAGGGTTTATAAGGAAGAAAGGGCAGGAAAATAATTCCTACCCTTGCACCTTAGAAAATGAATTTCTCAAAAAAATCACATAGCAAATCTTTTTTATCGGGCGGCAGATTATCGTATTCAAGGATGATTCTTTTGAAACGAGGGTCTGACTGCTCGATTTTTGCAACCACATTTCCAAATTCAATATCTGGGTCTTGATCTTCTTTTAAATCTGTCAGATCTGTCATTCCTACTCTGAAATAATCTGCCAAAGCTCTGATTTTTCCAGTTCCCGGCATTGAGTTGCCTTTACACCACATATTAAATGTGGATGCTTTAGCACCAATGGCTTTAGCAATTTCGTTCTGCTGTTTCCCACTTCTTAAAATGTACTTATTAAGATTGTTTGAGAAAATTCTTTTCTGTTCTTCATCTGTCATGGCACTTTTCCTCCTTGCATTTTATATTGTACATCATATTTAAAAGAAATTCAATACTTAATTCAATTATTTTGAATTTTAGTGTTGACAATTCAATTTAATTGAATTATAATAAGCTCAGAAGTCAAGAAAGGAGATGGACAAATGCCAAAGATTTCATTAGAAGCCGTTCGTGTGAACGCAGGATACAATCAGAAAGAATGGGCTGAAATATTCGGTATTTCCAATGTTACGGTAGTTAACTGGGAAAAAGGGAAAACTGAGCCTACATTATCTCAGCTTAGAAAAATGAGTGAACTTTCTGGAATCCCTATGGATTTTATTTTTGTGCCCAATAAATTCAATTAAATTGAATTAGAAAGGAGAAAAATGAATAACTTAACAGTAACAGAGTATAAGAACATTCGAGTTCTTACCACACAGCAGATCGCAGAAGCGTATGGAACTGATACAAGAATTATCTCGAACAATTTTAATAGAAATAAAGAGAGATACATTGAGAGAAAACATTTTGTGCGACTTGAAGGAGATGAAAAGAGAGAGTTCATCAACCATCATCAATTTTATGACGGTTCCAAGAACGCTAAAACCCTCTACCTCTGGACAGAAAAAGGAGCATTCCTTCACGCAAAGTCACTGAACACTGACAAGGCGTGGGAAGTGTATGACAGACTGGTGGATGAGTATTTCGAGAAAGGTTCCAGAAAACCAATGACCATAGCAGAGCAGATTCAGTTGTTGGCTCAGGGAAATGTCGAACTTGAAGAAAAGATTGAAGCCGTAAACGATGATTTACAGGAGTTCAAAAAAGATATGCCATTGCTTGCACTGGAATGCCAGAAAATCACAAAGGCAAAGAATCAGAAAGTTGTTCCCATGTTGGGCGGCAAGGGTTCTCCGGCATACAAGGATAATTCCATTCGTCAGCAAGTTTACAGTGACATTGATGCGCAGCTTCGCAGAGAGTTTGGCGTGAATACCTACAAGGCAATCAAGAGAAACCAGTGTGATGTGGCAATAAAGATCATAAATGAATATGAATTGCCGATGTACTTGAAAGACCGCATTGATACCGAGAATGCGCAGGAAAGTTTCTTATAAGAAAGAGAGGGCATCATGAGCAGAATTGAAAGCAAAATGTTCTACGGAGATAATCCAGAGATTTTTAAATCCTTATTTGGGTTTGAAATTGTTGATGTTCAGACAGGTCATTCCAACGAAAGCAACGAAGATGTAGCTATTATCAAATGTGTTAACAAGCATAGCGTTGAAATTGACATTCTTATTCAGGAAGGCGGGATATTTGTTACTGAGCCATTTGCAGTAAAAGAAGATTTAACCGCTGTCGAAAAGGCAGACGGTGATTAAGAGAGGGGATGATCTAAATGAAGATTGCCGATGAAACAATTATCAAGTTTAAAAACGGAGAGACGTTGCGTGTCCCGGCAGAGGTGTATGAAAAAATTAATTTCGACAAACAGTCAATTGTTGAATACGGATGGAATGAAAACGGAATTAATAACAAAATTCAGTTTTCCCTTGAGGATGTGCTCTATATTGGCAGAACAACAAAGAGCACATCAGGGGAAAAATCTAACGATTAAAAGTAGCGCCGAGATGGAGAACAATTATTTACTTTCTCTTTATCCAGTTCATTGAGAAAGTAATCTTCATCGTGGGAATCCAGAAGATCAACAAATTCTGCGCGGTATTTGAAGTATCTCTGGCAGATATGAGGGTTATCCAGACATCCCGGTAATTCAGCGCATAACTTAGCAACAGCCAAATCATGAGCGATTTGTAACTTATCCATCGTTATCACCTCCTTTGAGGTGATTATAACACAAGAAAGGAAATACATGAGAAAAAGAATAGCAGCAATTTTGTTATCTGGAATTATAGCATTTGGATTAGCTGGTTGCACGACAGCGGACACAGTAAATCATAATTTATCAAAAGAAGCCAATGAGTTTAATGTGTACAGAAAAATCACTGTAACTAATGCCAGAACTGACACAATTATGTTACGGGCAGAGGGATATATGTCACTTAGTAACAACAGTTCAAGTGAATTGGTGGTAACAATCAAAACTGGAGAGAACAGTTACTACAAGGATTACATATACTTGAACGATTGGACTTGCTATGTAATGGAACAGACAGAACCTAATAGCGCAGATAAATACCATTATGAATTAGTTTTCTATCCTGAAAGATTAATTCCAGATGTACAAATTAAATAGGTAAGGAGATACAGAATAAAACTCAATATTATATCGGAGGGACATAAAAACGGCAAAAGCATTAATCTTGTCAGCTCTGATCGGCGGTATGTCACCGTACTTGCCGTTCTGGAGATTTGACAGTGCATCACAGCCGGTTGCAGTAGCAATCGTAATATTTGTTTTATCATTCGTGGTTATTTACCCGGATGAATTAAAAGAATCGGAGGAGAAGAAAGATGATTAATACGAAAGCAGGAAAGCTTACACTCGAATGAAGCAAAGCGGAATTAATAGCTGACTTAGCCGTTGTCATTCGTGGAATCAAAGAAACCATTATGGAAGACGGCAAAGAAACAGAGGAATCTGTGAAGCAGGAGATTGACGAAGCGGTCAAAATCGGACTGATGAACGAAGAAGAATTTAAAACTATTCAAAAAGAAAAAATCAAAGAAGTTGTAAAAACATTATTTGATGATTTACTTGGAGGGCTTTTCGATGAAGATAAATGAATTTGATAAGACCGTAGATGAGCTGTACCAGTTATGCCGGAGAGTTCAGAAAGAAACCGGCAGAACGGTAGCATTTCATTTCGCAAACTACAAGATCGGATGCAGCTTGCACATCAACATATATAAGGAAAATTCATTAAGAGAGTTTGATATGTACAGCATTGCAGAGGGCGGTTATCAGCAGGAAGAGAATGTAAAGAAAGTAACTGACCATTTGAACAAAATTTTGATGGACAACAAATGTCCGTATTGTGAGGGGGATTGTGATGAAGAAAGAAAATAAGATGGATTTCAGAGCAGAGACCGTAGCCGAGGAATACGCCGAGCTTGTAGGTAGGATGAAAGCGTTTGAAGCGTATCTCAGAGCAGAGGAAGGCGCCTTAGTTGAGAAGAAAGTGTGCTTCGCAATGCTGGGCCTCTGCACCAAAGAAAGCGAATAAAAGTTGGCTCCATAGGTACCGACATACCACATGGAGCCGCGTATCTAACTTAATTTGGCTAAGTTAAATACAGGACAAGTATAACACACCTTCCTGTATTTATCAAATAAATAATTAGGAGGGCATTTTTATGTCTAAAACACACACATCCAACGAACAGAAACCACTTGCAAGCGAGATTATTTGTGATCTGGAAGCAGAAAACGCAAAACTCGAAGCAAGAAACAAGAAACTCAGTAACATTGTTTTAAAGCAGGCAGCAGTTCTTGTGGAGACATTATTGCTGTTGAATGAAGAAGGTGATTTAGGAAATGAAAATTCGTGACGAAAACCAAGTACTTTTATCTGGTGACATTCCGGCGGGGTTCGTATTCTCACATGAAGAATACGGCGGAACCAAGATGTATGAGGGAAGAATGACAATATTTAGAAAGAGTGCATCCTATGACATTCTTCCAATTATTGCACCAGAATACATGATTTCCAGAGAAACAGAACTGATTGCTAGTGTATATGGTGAAATGCGAAGCCGTACAGTCCGGGAAGATGGTAAGAAAAGCCTTACAGCATATGTAAGAGCAATGGACATTCAGTATCTTGAAAGACTGGAAGAGCACGATGCGAACGAAGTTTACCTGACTGGATATCTGATTAAAAAGCCGACAATAAAGATGATTGGCACAAGCAATGACAGGAAGTTGGCAAGAATACTTCTGGCAGTAAACAGAAAGAAGAAAGCCGGATATACCAGATCAGACGTAATCAGTTGTTTGTGCTGGGAGGAAAACGCAGATGCCGTAGAAAATCTGAAAAAGGGAGCAAAAATCAAACTCCGTGGAAGATTCCAAAGCCGGGAACTGTGGTCTGATCAGACTCAATCATGGGTAACAGCGTTAGAGGTATCAGTAAAGAAATTAGAGGTTTTGTAATATGAAGAAAATCGAAGTAAGAGAAATTAGATTGACCGATTTTAAAGGCCAGTCAGAAAAGAAAATAGGGTTTGGACACAGAACAGTCGTTTCCGGGAAGAACGGATGCGGGAAAACCACATTGGCAGATGCTTTTATGTGGGTGTTCTGTGACAAGGACTACAGTTTAAAGAGTAACCCGGATATTAGACCGGATGATGGCAGGGAATGCCTTCCGAGAGCCGACATTGACCTTGTAATTGATGGAAAACCGGTAAGCGTAGCGAAGTTCCAGAAGCGCACAGAAAGCAAGCCAAAGGACGGAAAACCGGGAAAGGTTGCATTGTCAAATAAATATGAAATCAACGGCGTTCCCAAAGCTGAAAGAGATTTTAAAGCTGATTTAAAAGAGAGGGGATTTGATTTTGACAATTTCCTGATGTTGTCCCATATGGAAATCTTCACAGACCTGAAAGATGCAGACGCCAGAAAGATTCTGTTCTCTATGTCAGACGGTGCCGGAAAATCGGATTTAGAGATTGCCAAGACAGTTCCAGACTGTGCCGAACTGGTACCACTTCTGGAAACCTACAAGGCAGACGAAATCAAAGCCATGAACAGCGCAACGCTGAAAAAGGCAGAAGAACAACTGAAAGCCATTCCAAACCAGATCATCGGTATGGAACAGTCAAAGGTTGACACTGATGTTGCGGAGTTGGAATTGCAGAAGAATGCCTTTCAGGAACAGATTTCAGACCTTGAAACGCAGATTGCGCAGGCAGGAAACGAGCGTAGCAGCAAACTCAGAGCAGAACTTTCAGATTTAGGTGTTCAGAAATATTCTTTCGAGTCAAAAGCACATGAAGAAATCTCGACAAGGAAAACTGCAATTCAAATTAAAATCAACGAGTTGCGGACAGAAAGAAATCTGAAAGCAGCCGAATTAAACAGAGAGACTTCTGCTTTGGTAATTCTGAGAGCGCAGAAGAAAGAACTTCTTGAAAAATTACAGAATGCCAGAACGCAATATCCAAAAATTAAAGATACAGAATGGGACAACACAGTTCTGGAAAGCATTAAATCCGAGATATTCAAGGACGTAGATACCATTTGCCCGACTTGTGGTCAGAATCTTCCGACAGAGCAGATTGAGCAGTTAAAGAGCAGATTCGAGCAGAAAAAGCAGGAAAGAATCAATCAGCAGTTAAAGGCTAAGGAAGAATGGGAACAGGACAAGAAACGCAAACTTGATGAAGTTATTCAAATTGGAAATAAAGCGTCAGCAGATATGAAAGAAGCGCATAAGCAGGAAGAAAATCTTACATCCGAGATTTCCAAGCTGACAGAGGAATTAGAGCAGATTAAGACTTCTCTGGACGCAGAAAACAAGAATTTGGAAGCTATACCAAAAGAGCCAGATTTATCGGAAAACGCTGAATATCAGCAGATTCTTACAACAATCAAAGAGAAAGAACAGGAGCTTTATTCTCTGGACGATGGCGAAGAAGCAAAGAAACAGCTTTCGGAGCAGTTATCCGGCAAGAATCAGGAACTGGCAGCAGTCAATCAGAAAATCGGAGAAGCCAACAACAATATCCGAATTGATGAACAGATCGAGAAGATTCAGGAAAGGCAGAAACAGTATGCACAGAATAAGGCTGACGCACAGATGATTCTGGATGAACTGAAATCACTGAGCATGGCGAAGAATACAGCCCTTGAAGATGCGGTAAACCAGTATTTTGACGGTGTTAAAGTGAAGTTATTTGATACGCAGAAAAATGGTGAAGTAGTAGATGCTTGCATCTGGTACGTGCAGGACAAGGACGGCAACTGGAAGAAACTGATCGGGAACGCCAATACAGCCCTGATGATGAAAGGCAAAATTGCCATCATGAACGGATTGCAGAAGTTTTACGGTGTGAGTTATCCGATATTCGTAGACTGTGCGGCAGAACTGGACAACAGCAGTCTGGCAGGCATTAAGGCAGATACGCAGTTGATATTCCTGAAAGTTGCTGAGGGGGATATGACGGTAACGGAGATTTGAGAGAGCAAATGATATGGCAATTAAAACAACACATTTTGAAATATTTAATTATTGGAAAGATAAATATATTGACGGGCGTGGGAATTGCTATTCTGGTTACCCAAAACATCATATTGGAGATGTAATAGCAATCGTTAACGACTATGGCGAACCTGAATGTTTTGCATGTGGGCGTTCTGCAATTGATTATGAGGACATGGATGAAGAAGATAAGTATCTTGATGCTTTGAAAAGAGATGACGACACTGGGATTAAATATATTTATTCGCGCAAGGATGTTAGACACGCTTTGCAACGAGCCCACATACGTCCGAATGCGCTTCAAGGAGAAGATATACCATCAAATCTTATGTTGCTTTGTAGAAATTGTCACGAAGATTCACCAGATATATTAAACAGAAGATTATTTTTACAATGGATATTTAAAAGAAGAAACGAGGGCGGTTTATATCGTAGATGCAGTGTACAAGCTGAAAAAATACTAAGAGAACAATATGGTATAAAAATGCCTATATTTAAGTTGGAAACAGCATTGGCTAGAACAAGAATAAATACCCATGGTTCAAAACTATGCGAATCAACAATTACATACGCTTTTGTATACGACGCCCTTTTACGTAGTGCATTGAATGAGGAGCATGAAAAAATGTTTAAGCTTATGCTTGAAGAAAAGATAAAAGAAATCGAATCCAAATATAATATCGGAGTTAACAATTATTCGGATGTGGACAAAGCAGTTTTAGAAACGTTGAAAACACTGTTAGCTCAATACGATATTTTGAAACAAATAGAACAAGTTAATTAATACAAGAAAAGGAGATATAAAAATGGCAGGAAAAACACAGTTAGTAACAGCAGGAGAACAGCAGGCAGCAGTCGTAATCAATAATTCATTCATTGATGGATTGACTAAGCAGCTTGAAGAAAAATGTAAATACGGTCTTTCATTCCCAAAAGACTACAACCTCAGTAATGCACTTATGGGGGCATATCTGACTCTGAAAGAGACAAAAGACAGAAATAATAAGCCAGTTTTGGAATCTTGCACATCCACAAGCATTGCAAATAGCCTTATGAACATGGCAACACTCGGACTTTCGGTGCAGAAAAAACAGGGCTATTTCATTAGTTATGGAAATCAGTGCCAGTTCCAGAGGTCTTACTTTGGAAACATTACAATCGCCAGAAGATATGGAATGAAAGATATCCATGCCGAGATCATCTACGATGGTGATAAGTTCAAATACCACATCGAAGATGGAAACAAGATTCTGGATTCTCATGAACAGGATTTTATGAACATTGACAACGATAATATTCTTGGGGCATATGCAGTAGTGATGATGGAAGACGGAACAAAGCATTTGGAAGTAATGAACATGAAGCAGATCAAGCAGGCTTGGTCACAGGGCTATGGTTACAAGGAAAACGGCAATGGAACACATCAGAAATTTACTGACCAGATGGCAAAGAAAACAGTTATCAATCGTGCATTAAAGCAGATTATCAATAGTCATGGTGATGTTTTCATTCAGGAAGTTGAGGAAGCCACAGAAGAAATTCCAAAGCAGGACATTATTGAGCATGAAGTTGCTTATGAAATTGAGCAGAACGCCAATGCAGAAGAATTTATCCCAGATGAGCCAGTAGCAATCGAAGAACAGCCTAAACAGCCAACAGTTGCAGAAGTCGTAAAGACTTCCGAGAAAGAACCGGTTCCGGCAGCAGGGCAGGAATCAACCATTCCAGATTTTATGAAGCCAGAAGAGATGTGATCGCATATGATGTACTTCGACTGCATCAATTTTGATCGGTGCGACTCAGGGAAGTTTGGGAAATATATGGCTTGTATCGGGCGGTGTGAAAACTGCCCGTACTATGAGTCGGTAAAAGACTTTTTCGATAAAAGAGGTGAAAACTATGAGGATTATATCGCAGGATGGAAAAATCAATCTTCCGTATGAAACGACAGCATTGCTTGTTTCGGACAACTACATACAGGCGGTATTTGCCGGAGGAATACAGCAAAGTCCATATGTGATGGCAAGCTATTCATCAAAGAAGAGTTGCGCGGATGTAATGTCAATGTTGAATGATGCAAGCCTTGGAATGCTTGCTAAAAGTCTTGCAGGAGATGTTATTAAAATCGGAATAAACGAAGTTATATTTAGATTCCCAGAGGATTACGAGGTATGAAAAATGAGTTACAGCAGTTTATATGGAATTGATAAAGATTATAAAGGAAATGTTATTGAAGAGTTCAGAAATTCATGGCTGTTTGCACCTATTGTGTGGGATGTTTTGGCAGAAAAATATATCCCGCCAAGTAAATTAATAAGTCATGGATTTAAGAGAAATATCATTCATGATACTTCTCTTTGGAAAGAAGTAAACAATGAAATTAACAATTGTGACAATGCGGTAGACAGGATTTGCTGGGAACTTTCTGGACAACAGGTTTTCTTCACAAAAGATAAGAACTGTGTGGCAAATGCAATAAGAGGCTTTGTTAAGCAAAACAATAATTATTGCAGAGACACCGAGGATAATATACCGGTTCTGGAAAGAGAACACATCATTGAAAGATTCGAAAAGATTGCTAGCGCAATAGAATTATTGCCGGAAGATACACCGTATTTTGTAATGAAAAACACTTCTGTCGATGATAGCGTAGAAAGATGGTTCGAAAAATATGACGACGAGCAACAAGAATATGTAGAATCCGGTCTTAGTCAGGTTCATGAATTTGTTACAGAATTTGTCGTGATCGAAGATGGAAAAATCGTGAATTTTATAAACAATTTGGAATTTGAATATTGAAAGTGAGGTGGTTTGAAATGTTCATGAGAGTGATAAATACAGGTAGCCAACCAGGAAACTGCTATGCGCTTAAATCCGAATCTGGCGAAATCTTACTTCTGGATTGCGGATGCAAATACCCAGAGATTTTGAAAGGAATTTCATACAGAATATTGGATGTTTCGGGCTGTCTACTGACCCATGGACATGGAGATCACCTGAAATCATTCCAGAATCTAATGCAGTCCGGCATCCAGATTTACACCAATGACGAGACAGTTGAAAGTGTAAATACAATCTCTGGTGAGCTGATGATTGGCTTACCAGAAAAGAAATCGAAGGACATAGGTTCGTTCCGGGCAACGCCTTTCTACGTCCCACACGACAAGACACCAAACTTTGCATACCTGATATCTCACGAAGAATGTGGACGGCTGATATATGCGACAGACTTCTCATATTTGCCGTTCTCATTCAAGAACATGAGAATAAATCACTTCCTTATAGAATGTAATCATCTTGACGAATCGCCGGAGCAGGATTCATTTAAGTTTGAACACTCCATCCGGGGGCACAGCAGCTTATCTACTGTAAAAGAGATTATCCGAGTGAACAAGACCGCTTCGCTCAGAACCATAACGCTGTGTCATTTGTCAGAGGGATGGGGAAATCCGGAAGTGATGCAAAAAGAGATACAGGAAGTAGCTGGGGATGATGTTCTAGTGCAGATCGCAAGACCGGGACTGAATGTTGATTTGAATTTATGCCCGTTTTGAAAGGAGAAAGAAATGAAATGGGATAAAATTAAATATCCTTTTTGCCTCCCAAAGGGAGATAACGGAAATATTTTAAGAATGGCAAATTTCCATCATTTTATCGGCTATTTTGGTTTCGACTTGATGTCGTATGGTGGATATCCAATTGGAAGTTATGAAAGGTTGTTGTTTGGGGAAAAAACGTATAACAATACTTCAAACTTTTATCATGGAGAATATGGTGAAAATTTTCCAGATAGAGACCATTGCATGATATTCAAGACTAAAGGAACGAAAAGAATTGTACTTGTAAATCAACCGTATCAATTTGACAAAAAGAAGCTTGAAGATTGGTGCAATGAGAGAAATCTGATATACGTAGAATGTGAAGAAAAATATAGCTTCTATGCTCCAAAGATTACAAAAATGGTAATGGTTATGTCAGACAAAACGTATATTAGACTTATCGAGAATCCTAAATTTGCTGAATTTCCGAGACATTGGAATGGACGCAAATTATGAACCGGGGGCGAAAAAATGGAATGGATACCAGCGAATTATGTTAATGATAATTAGCAGGTTCTATGCAGCTACGGAAGGATAGACAAGAAGTTAAACGGAAAGGTTGTGGCATGGATGCCGTTGCCGGAACCGTACAAGGAGGAATAAATATGGTATCAGCAAATTTAAAGGACTGGAAAGAAGTCACCAAAGGCATTTACAGATATGCGATCTCTGCAAATGCTGCATACGAAATTCATATTAATTATTGGAATATGGAAACAGATATTCTGAGCGCAGACGCAAGTCTATATATTGTCGGGGATTGGCGCTCAAATGATGGTAAGAATACCAGAGAAAGAGAATGCTTGCTTGAGTCAGGACCGGTTATGGCTTGCCTTGGTGAGGCTGTAGAGGATGATAGAGAAAATAACAGTTAAATAAAAAAGCACCGACTATTTATCGGCACTTTTTACAAAATCTTGGAGAACAGTAATGACCAGATTATTAAAACTCCTGTTCTCCTGCTTGGCAATCTGCTCAAGTTGTTCTTTGAGCTGTATCGGGAACGTGATGTTAGTTCTGGTTTTATCAGACTTGGCAGTCATGTGAAATCCCTCCCTTGTTTTTAGAACATTGTAGCATTTTTGCTTATTGGTGTCAACTAGATACCAAAGTGGTATCATTTTTATCTTGTAATATAGGTATCAAAGTGGTATCATAATGGTATCAAAGGTACACCAAAAAATGAATCGAGGTGATAAGTCTTTGAATAGTAACTATAAAAATTTTGTAAAAGCCAAGGCGATTGAAGCTGAGAACCGTAAGAGGTGGTTAAAAATTGACCCGCATCTGAACGACAATCCCGGAATCTACATTTTGACAAGAATTGATGAAGATGGTTTTAAGTTTGGATATGTAGGACAGGCAAAGAAACTGATTACCAGATTATGTCAACATAGTGCAGGACACCAACAGCACATTGATCTTAGTTTGAAAAAACATGGATTATATTCAGAAAAAAATCCATATGGTTGGCGTGTAGTGCATATTAATTGTCCAGAATTAGAACTTGACGAAAAGGAACAGTATTATATCAGATGGCTTGCAGATCAAGGATATCAGCTTAGAAACAAGACTGGCGGCTCTCAGGGAACAGGTAAGAAACAGATTGATGAGTACAGACCGGCAAAAGGTTATTATGATGGTTTAAAGCAGGGAAAGAAATCCCTCGCCAGAGAGCTATCGCACATCATAGACACACACTTGCAAGTTTCACTGAAACCAGAAAAGCAGAATAATAAAGTATCAATCCGGGCTTTTGAAAAGTTTCAGAACTTGATTGATGAGAAAACATATGAATAAAAAATGAAAGGAGCTTGCCTTCATGTGACGCAAGGGTGCACCGGGCTTTTTTGAAATATGAAATTAAAATGTGAAATATACAGAGACTCAATGCAAAATTACAAGAAATATGCAATTCCAAGAGCACAGCTTGTTATAGCTGATGTTCCGTATAATGTAGCGAATAATTTTTACGGGAGCAACCCTATGTGGTATGTAGGGGGGGATAATAAAAATGGTGAAAGTAAACTAGCAGGAAAAGCTGCCTTTAATTCAGATTTTAATTTTAACTTATATGAATACTTTCACTTTTGCTCAAGAATGTTAAAAAAAGAAGATACGACACCTGTGCCAAGAGGAAGAAGTAGCAATTCTCCATGTATGATTGTATTTTGCTCGTTTGAACAAACGCAAACATTGATTAAAGCTGCTGAAAAACATGGTTTTGTACATTATATCCCACTTGTTTTCATAAAAAATTACAGCCCTCAAGTATTAAAAGCGAATATGCGTGTGGTTGGAGCTACGGAATACGCATTATTGTTTTACAGAGACAGGCTTCCTAAGTTTAGGAACGGCGTTCAGACTGACGAAAGCGGAAAAACAATCAGAGGTACAGGGCACATGGTTTTTAACTGGTTCGATTGGGAGAAAGATGGAAAAGATATTCCTAAAATTCATCCGGCACAAAAGCCAGTCAAACTTTTAAAAAGATTGATTGAAACGTTTACCGATCCAGGAGATGTAGTAATAGACCCATGTTGCGGAAGCGGGACAACATTAAGAGCTGCACATGAAATAGGAAGAAATGCTTTCGGATTTGAAATTGATAGAAATTTCTTTAAGAGAGCAAAAGAAGAAATGCTTGTTTTTGATGAAAACAGTCAAATAAGCATAGAAGATTTTTTGTAAAGGAATCGTGAATATGGACGCATTACGACATCAAAAACACATGCAATGGATGCAGAACCGAAAGGATATTTATTATTTCATCCGTAAATACGCGTTGTCTCACAAAGGGACTCCAACAACCAAGAAGATATCTGAGGAACTAGATATCAGTAGGAGCGCCGTTCAAAGGCATCTAAGGCAATTCGAGGACGATGGATTGATCGTATTTCACGGAACTGGTTCGCACAGGACATACGAACTGATAGGAGCAAAGAAACATGAAACTGTATGACGTATATGACGGTTCAAAATATATCGGGGAGCTGACGCTTGCTGAAATATCAAAATTGACAGGAAAGACAAGAAGTCAGATATCGCAGGCAATCAGCGGGGCATATGACATTAACGGAAGATATGCAGTCATATATGAAGGACAGCAAACAATCACATACTCAAACAAGAATGATCGCAGGATGTTGATGGAATTTGACATTCTGACTCAGAAGATAAGGAGGGCTGTCGGATGGGAAAGTTGAAGATTAAAAAGCCAAAAAGTCAAAGAAGCTTAATCCCGGCACCACTTAACATAACTGGCTTTACAATGGAGCAGGCTTCCAGACAGACTGGCGTAAGAATTGAATCTCTTAAAACGTATTTGGATTCAAAAGAACAGGAAATCAGAGAGCAGCTTATCAAAGAATCACAGGAAAAGCTGTGGAAAGCAGAAGATTATATTGCTGTGGCAAATATTTTAATTTCTGTTATTGCAATCAAGAAAGCATGGGGATTCAAGAAAGCAAACCAGAATTTCATTGATAAGATTACCGAAGCTGAAAGATATGTTGAGGAAATCGGCGTTGAAGCAGCATATAAGGAAATTAAAGAAGAAATGGGATTGCAGATTGAATTTGATTCTTTTGATATTAACAAGGAATTTGGGTTTGGAGAAAGCGAGGTGATGCCAGATGCAGAAACAGTTAATAATTGATTGTTTCGCAGGCTGAGGCGGAGGTGGCGCTTCAGCAGGAATTGAGATGGCACTCGGAAGGCCGGTAGATATAGCAATCAATCACGACCCTGACGCTATCCTGATGCACAAGACGAATCACCCTGGAACACTGCATCTAACAGAGGATATTTTCAAAGTAGATTTGCAGAAATACGTCGGAAATCAGCACGTAGCGTTGATGTGGGCTTCCCCGGACTGCACAAGCCATTCAAAAGCGAAAGGCGGTCAGCCGAGGAAACAGGGGCTTCGCATTCTTCCGTGGGCTGTATATAAACACGCAAAAGCAATCCTCCCAGATGTAATTATCATGGAAAACGTGGAAGAAATACAACAATGGGGGCCACTCGATGAGAAAGGGCATCCGATCAAAGAAAGAACCGGTGAAGATTATCGAAAATTCATTTCAGCAATGGAAAATATTGGTTATGAATTTGACAGCCGGGAACTGGTAGCTGCGGATTATGGAGCACCTACTACAAGGAAACGTTGGTATGCGGTGTTCCGCAGGGACGGGAAGAAGATAATATGGCCAAATCCTACGCATAATCGTTTTGGAATAGACGGTCTGAAACGATACGAACAGTGCGGAGACTACATTGATTGGTCAGACTTAGGCAAAAGCATCTTCGACCGTCCGAAACCACTGGCAGAAGCAACGCAGAAGCGTATTGCAAATGGAATCAAGAAATATATCGTTGATAATCCAGATCCTTACATTGTGCAGAACAAAGATGCACTGGCATTTATCATTCAGTACCACGGGGAAACTAGGCAAGGCGATTCCAGAGGACAATTGTTGACTGAACCGATTAAGACTATTGATACATCAAACAGATATGGTCTTGTAACAGCTTTTATCACGAAGTATTACAAGACCGGAATCGGTCAGGGATGTGATGAGCCGTTGCATACGATAACCACATCACCCGGTCATTTCGGAGTGATATCCGCTTTTCTGGTTAAATATTACGGAACAGGATGCGGACAGGTACTTAACGAGCCACTTGGAACCATTACCACAAAAGACAGGTTCGGACTGGTAAATGTTCTGGTTGATATCCATGGAGAGAAATACATTATTTCAGATATTTTTCTAAGAATGCTAAAGCCGGAAGAATTAAAGGTAATGCAGGGGTTTCCGAAAGATTACATCATTGATCGGGACTATAAATGGAGAAACTACCCGATTGCAAAACAGGTAGCAAGAATCGGGAACAGTGTTGTGCCAGTTATGGCAGAAGCACTTGTGAAAGCAAATTGCCCGTATCTGAAAGTTGGAGAGCGTAAAGCTGCGCCGATGATTTATATGCAGAATAACGGACAGGTAGCATTTGGATAGGAGAAAAATGAAGTTTAAATATAGAAAGGAATAACGAATCCTCGGTAAACCGAGGTTGTAATTTAAAGGTGTGAAAGAAATTACATAAAGGGAACAATAGTTGCGTTGGCGATTCGATAAGGTGGAATTTGAAGTAGCGCACATATAGCATATTTGACTTATGTGAGTTTCAGACCGTCAGCATGGGAAGCCTATGTTCCTTATCCACGCACAGGATTTGTAGCGTGGTGTTATGAAAGTATGTTGGTTTTCAACAGGAATAAGCAGTTTTGTAGCGTGTTATCTGACAAAGGATGTTGACGAGATTATATATACTCATGTATCGAATCAGCATCCCGACAGCCTAAGATTCTTACATGATTGTGAGACGCTATTAGGAAGAGAGATAACGATTATCCAGTCGGATGAATATTCCGGCGTGGATGATGTGATTGAAAGAACCAGATGCATCAATACTCCATTTGGAGCACCTTGCACAGACAAATTAAAGAAAAGGGTTCGCATGAAATGGGAGCGTGAGCACCCAGATCATCACACTTATGTATGGGGATATGATCTGAACGAAAAGAATCGTGCCGACAGAGTTTGTGAAGCCCTGAGCGATTACGACCATGAATTTCCGTTGATTGAGCATGGATTGACAAAGCAGGAAGCACATGGAATAGCGGATAGGTTGGGGTTGAAGCGTCCAGTTATGTACGATTTAGGCTACCCGAACAATAATTGCATAGGCTGTCCGAAAGGCGGAATGGGCTACTGGAATAAAATCAGAGTAGATTTCCCAGAGGTTTTCGAGCGCAGAGCCAGACAGGAGCGAGAAATCGGGCATAGCTGCATAAACGGAGTATTTCTTGATGAATTAGAACCAGACAGAGGAAATATTAATACAGAAATCGTGGAGGACTGCACAATAGCGTGTCAGTTGCTTACATTGGGAAAGTGAGGATAGAAAATGACAGAACAGGAAAAGAAGGAACTTCTGGACGAACTTGAAAAGCGCATGGACGAGAAATACAAAGGTTGCCTTACCAGAGAAGATGTCGCAACTACATTAAAGGCGCAAAGAGAAAAGTGGTTCAGAGACGAGAATGGGAACGGAAGAAATTCTCTGATGGCAGATGCTTTTGATTCCACCATTATTTCGTGGCAGGTCTGGGAAATAATCAGAAAGTTGACTTGTGTTGTGTGCGGAAAGCAGTACGTTAGACAGCTTGCAAATGTAGAGAATGCGGATGAGATTGCAGAAAAACTTTGCCAGTTCATTTATGATTTGAAGATGGATTTCAAGAAACAGGAGGACAAGAAATGAGAAGTTACATAATAAAGCTTCCAAAAGGACAGGAAGTGGATATTTTTGACCTGCCAGAAGATTTCAAAGAACAGGTTGAACAGGCATTCAAAGAATATACATCTGGAACAGCAAAAGCGTATATGTACGTTGACAAGTTGGGATTTATTGATCGTTGCGTAGAATACTTGAACGGTAATGAGGATTCAGATGATACTGTAAATACACTGGTTGAAGAAGCAATGATTGCTGAATGGAGAAACAACGGCGAAATCATCAAGGAAGATGATATATATAGCATTGACTTCATGGAAGATTGCTACAGGAAAGGCAAGGAAGATACAAAACTGAACTCTCATTTTAGAACTGACGATCATCACATTTACGACCAGGTTCAGGAAGTTCTGGTGCAGATAATTACAATTGTGATGAATTATAGAGATGAGGAGGGCGAAAAATGAAATTATATTTCTACATTTTGGACAGTGACAGAAAAACAAACAAATGGAATCTTCGTCTTGAAGAATGCGAAGTAATAGAAAAGCCGAAGACATACAAACCAGTAACTAAATTCCCTGACGGAGTCTACGCTTCGTTTATAAGAAAAGAATCAATAAGTAACTTCATTAATGAATACAGCAAAGTGGTTGTTCTGGATACGCCTGATTATGAAAAAGCAAAGGAAGTATTTTTTAAAAAATACGATAATGAATTAAACACGCTAAGAAAAAGAATTAATTTCTATGAGGGACTTAAATCTGCGATCGAGGATTACAAGGAGGACGCAAAATGTTAATCAGAAGTCAGGATAAAGAAACTTTAGTCAATATAGAAACCTCAATAGTTCTTTACATTTCAGGTACCATCGGTAAGAAATATCCAATATCTACATCCAATGGTTATGCGATTGGCTTTTATTCTACTAAAGCAAAAGCCATGAAGGTACTGGATATGATTCAGGAAGCCTATTGTGAATTTATGGCAATAAGAAATGGTGATATGTGGTGTGGTAAAGAATCTGTCTTTCAGATGCCAGAAGATTCGGAGGTGGAAGCATGAGTGATAAAAGTAAAATTTACGATTACATAAAAAGAACAATAAATCCATACGGGAAACATTTTGAAGGAACGGCTTACGAGTTGGGACTTAAAATCATGGATTATATCGAAAATATGGATGATGAGAAAGAAAATGGTTGGATTCCGGTCAGTGAGGGATTGCCGGAAGCAAGCGGCGCATATCAAGTGACTTGCATGGACGGAAGAATATATCGTTCAACCTATGCAAAATTCCAGTGCAAGTTGAAACGATGGGAATTAACTGGTACTAGGTCGTATTGGAAGGTCATAGCTTGGATGCCGCTTCCAGAACCATATAAGGAGAACTAAATGGGAAGATGCAAATTAGAATGCCCGGACGGCGAAACAGAGTGCTGCATCTGCTGTACTAAACAGAATTCCTGTCAGTGCAGATGTGACGATGTGGACGGTTATGAATATGCGGAGGAGTGCGAAGAATATGAAAATTGATGAATTAGGATTAACAACAAGAACGCACAACATACTATTAAGAGCAGGGATTACTACCACTGAGGAAATCAAAGAAAAATCAGATGATGATTTGAAAAGAATTAGAAATATGTCTGAGAAATGTTACAAAGAGATTAAGCAAGCTGTATACTGTACAGACTGTAAGCGCAGCATCTACGGAGAATATCATGATTGTGACATTAATATGGAAAGTGGTGGAAAATATCTTCGCGGAGATTGCGAGTGCCATTGCAAAGTATCTATGGAGGAATAAAAATGTGCTTAATAGATGTAGAAATATGGAAAGATATATCCGGATATGAAGGAATGTATCAAATTAGCAATCTTGGAAGAGTTCGCTCTATAGATAGAGTTGTCCATGGAAGAAATGATTATTTTCAGAAAGGTATTGAATTAAAGATATTCAGTAATTGGAATTACGATTTTGTTGTAGTCTCAAGGAATGGGAAAAGCAAAAGACTATATCTTCACCGTTTGGTTGCAGAACATTTTGTTGAAAATCCTAACAATTACAATGTCGTAAATCACAAGGATGAAATCTATTTTTGATTTTTCTGGCAGATATTATACGACAAAAGGTAACTGTCCAGTTTGTAACAGCGAGGGACTTTATAAATCAGATTTTTATTGCAATAAGTGTGGACAGAAATTAGATTGGAGCGTGGAAAAATGATAGAAATAATATATAAACTGATAATATGCCACTTGATCGGAGATTATGTTCTTCAAAGCGATTTTATAGCAAAAACCAAAGGAGAAAACTGGTATCACTTACTGGTTCATTGCCTTCTTTATTCAGTTCCTTTTTACATAGTGTTCGGGTGCTCATGGAAACTTGCCTTTGTAATAACCATGCATATAGTAATTGATCCTTTAAAGGCACGATACAACAAGATAAGTTACATGGCAGACCAAATTATACATTATGTGACACTTTTAGTTTATTTATTCTAAAAAAGGAAGGAATTATGATAGATAAAACATGCAAAACTTGTGTTGAAAACGACAACGGCCTGTGCGACCGCAAAGGTATCCTGATAGAGGAAGATGATACCTGTGAAAATCACACAAAAAACTGGGCGGACTCTTTAATGGAGAAGTTCATACGAAAATCAATGTGGTAAGGGCGGAAATGTCATTACCAGACGGGAAGGTGGCTAAATGTCAAAGGTGAGTTGGATTCGATTAGAAATAGATATGTTCGACAATAAGAAAATCCGGCATATCAGAAAGCTCCCAGAGGGAAACAATATCGTTCTGATCTGGATGATGCTTCTGACGATGGCGGGACGATGCAATTCAAACGGGATTATTTTTCTGACAGAGAATATTCCATATACAAACAAAATGCTGGCAGACGAATTGGACTTTGACGAGAGTGTAATAGAGCTTGCGCTTACAATTCTTGAAAAGTTCGGCATGATAACCAGAGACGGAACATTGCTTTCAATTCCCGGATGGGAAGAACATCAGAATATTGACGGGCTTGAGAAAATCAGAGAGCAGACCAGAAAACGGGTCGCAGAGCATAGAAAACGTCAGAAAGAATTGTCGGAAGAAGAGATTCCAGAACAGATTTCTTGCGAAAAAGATTTAGTCAAGCCCGGTGACGTGCAGAAAGTGGTCGATGAATGGAATAAGCTTCAACAGTTCGGCATTCAGCCAATCGCAAGAATGACAGCAAGGCGAACGCAAATGCTGAAAGCGAGAATCCGAGAATATGGCATGGATAAGGTAATGGAAGCGTTGAAAAACGTACAAAATAGTGACTTTCTTATGGGAAAGAAAACCGATTTTGCAATAAACTTTGAATGGTTTGTGAAACCAAATAACTTTTTAAAGATACTTGAAAACAAATACCACAACAGGGAGGATATGCGAAATGGAACTGGCACAGCTCAAAGAAATGTCGAACCACTCGTCCCACTTGGAGAATGGAACGGAGAAGAATCAGACACCCCGTTCGCTTGAATGCCCTGAATGCGGGGACAGCGGATGGAGATGGATAAGAGACGCAAGCGGTATTCCTTATTGTGAGGAGTGCCCTTGCGGAATCAGGAAGAGAACAATCCTTGAAAATCAATTGAAATTCGCAGAGCTTCCAAACGTGTTTAAAGGCTCAAATTTCAACGATTTGAAGTCAAGTGTATATTTGAACGCTGAGAGTCGAAAAGTATTTTCTCAGGCAGCTCAGGCGGTAAATTACTGGTTTAAAAATCTTCCTGATATGCAGAAGAAAGGAATAGGATTGTATCTTTTCTCAAGTGCAAAAGGTTCTGGCAAAACCAAAACAGTATGCAGCTTGGCAAATGAAATCATGAAGAAATACCAGAAACCGGTCAAGTTTACCACTTCACTCAGAATCCTCGATGAGATCAAGAATACATGGGGGGACAAAGGGAATACGGAAGGAAAGTTGATAGAGGATTTGTCCAGAACGGAAATCCTTATCATTGATGACTTTGGTGCTGATTCTGGTAAGGAGTGGATTAACGAAAGATTCTATAGCATTATCAACGGGCGGTATGTCGACAGAAAAATCACTATATTCACGAGCAACTGCCAGATATCAGAACTGAAATATGACGAGAGGATCACAAATAGGATTCTGGAGCGGTCGCTCGAAATCCCATTTCCAGAGGAATCTGTCAGAGAACATATAGCACAACATTTGAAAATGAAGATGGTACAAGGAATGCGAGGTAAAGAGAGTGGAAATAGCTGTTAAACCATGGGGTGAAATGTCTGTCAGAGAAATTCAGAATTAAAAAGAAAAGCAATGTAAGCATTGTGATTATTTTTCAAAGAATAATTCTGGAGGGTTATCATTTGGAACTTGCGATTACATCCTTATCAATGATCACATGAGAGGATGCCTACCGACGGAATGCGTAATGAAAGGGATTTTTAAAAGAAGAACAGGAACAAAAAGAAGGGCAGCTTTGATAATTTAAACCTTTGAAAGGAAAAGAAATGAGAACAATAAGCGAAATGTATAAACGTTCCGGCGGAACAGCATATCAGCATAAATGTTCTGAATGCAGATTTTATAGGGGCGGAAAGAGTGAAAAATGTCTGATGTACGGCGGTGATCGGGACTGGCATGGAAATTTCATTGCTTGTAAATTCTTCAATATTGAAGATGATATGCCGGAAGGACAGATGAATATTTTTGATTATGTGTGAAAGAAAGGAGGAACGAGGAGCCGCTGGCCAGCGAAAGGATATCCCGGTTCCTCCTTATTTTTTTATGAATAATGACGACTTGAAATATGCAATTGAGAATGGTATTATCAATTTGTCTCACATACAAGAGCAAATTGAAATGAATAAAAGGGAAGAAATTTTAAAAGAATACAGGGACAGTATATGGAAGGCATCTGACGGATATTGGAAAATCCGTATGACTTATGACGAAACCGGACAGAGAAAGATGTTTAAGCGAAGGTCTAAACAGGATTTAGAGGACTTGATCGTAAAGACGCACCGCGAGAAAGCAGAGAATCCAAAGATTAAGAGTGTGTTCGAGGAATGGGCGCAGCGCAAGGTTGATTTGAATAAGATTTCAATACAAACTTATCAGAGATATCAGCAGGACTTTAATCGTTTTTTTGGGACCATGGGCGAACGCAGAATCAAAAACATTGAGTCAGAGGATATCAGCAACTTCCTGGAAGAACAGATCAGTGAACACAATCTAACCGCAAAAGCTTTCTGCAATCTTAAAACAATTACCAGAGGCACCCTGAAATGGGCGAAGCGTAACAAACTGATTGACTGGAACGTGCAGGAATTATTCTATGACTTGGATGTCACTGATAAATCTTTCAAAAGAAATATCAAAGAAGATTCGGAAGAAGTATTCAACGATGCTGAAATGGACAGGATGATTGACTACTTAAAAGACAATCAGGACATAGTAAATCTTGGCATTATGCTTATGTTCGTAACCGGGCTGAGAGTTGGGGAGCTATGTGCTTTGAAATGGAATGACTGGCTACCGCATATCAGTACGATTAAAGTCAGAAGAACGGAAGTAAGGCATTTCGAAAACCATAAAGGCATTTTTGAAGTAAAAGACTTTCCGAAAACAGAAGCAGGCGTAAGAAATGTAGTGGTTCCTCAGGGGTGTATATGGATATTACAGAAGCTTAGAAATATGTCGACATTCTGCGAATATATATTTTCCAAAGATGGAAAGCGATTAAATACTTATTCGTTCAGGAACCGGTTAAGAACAGTGTGTAAGAAAACTGGTTGTATTCAAAAATCGCCGCATAAAATACGAAAAACATATTGCACAATTTTACTCGATCACAGCATAGATAATCAGATGGTCACATCACAGATGGGCCACACAAATATTTCGTGTTCCGAGAACTACTATCACAGAGACCGAAAGGACCTCAAGAAAAAACAAAAAATCATGGACAGCATAAACGAGTTCATGGTAGTGTCAAGATAGTTTTTTGAGAGGGAACAACTAGGGAACAAAAAGGAACACCCTGCAAAAAGCTAGAAGCATTGGTTTTATAGGAAAGATAGCAGTTTAAAGGTACGTTCGATTCCCGTACTGGCTGCTAACGAAAACCTTGTAAAATCAAGGTTTTTTGTGCTTTTTAGAGGTGTTTAAAAGTTCGAGGGAACAGGCTAGGGAACAGGTAAGGAACAAGAACAAATATTCGAATTAAAACCATAGGAGGAAAACTTGTGTGTGAGACACAGGAAAAACCATCGTAGACGGCAGAAATGCGGTCTTTTTTTGTTTCCTAAAATGTGTTAACATAATACTATGGAGGTGGGCTTTATGACGCAGATACATACCGCATATGATGTGATGAAAGAATATCTAATAACCGGTGCAGAACTTGATGGCCAGTTTCAGATACCAATGCTTCCAAAAGTGGATTTCTCACCGGGCAAGTCAATTGACTTTGTGTCTTCAAAATCCAGATCATTAAAAGGACACAAAGACCTGACAGTGAATTTCTATATTGACGACAAAAGTTTTCTGCAGGTGTGGAATCAGCCAGACCAGTACATTGAGCACTTAAAATGTTTTAATTCAGTTTGCAGTCCAGATTTCACAATTGCTTCCGGGATGCCAAGTGCGTTGAACATCTACAACCTGTACAGAAACCATGCTTTAGGATATTATTAGGCGGTTATGGGCGTTAAAATTATTCCGTCCGTAAATATTATCAGCCCAAAGGAAATGCCATGGATATTTGACGGAACACCACACAGAAGCACTGTATCATGTTGCACCAACGGCAGAGTGCGGTCAAAGTCTGCCAGGATAGAGTTTTGTGAGAACTTTAAAGAAATGTTGGATGCAATAGAGCCGACAAAGGTTGTGATCGTAGGTATCGTACCGGATGAACTCAATGTGGATGTGCCAATTATAAACCTCAATTCACGAAGCCAGAACATGAAAGAGAAATTCAGAAAGGAGTAACATGGGAACGATCAGTAAGGGAGCTGCGAAGCGCAGGAACAAGGAAACCAGCCGGCAGAAGCGCAGAAATGTTAAAATTTCAAACGTTATAAAGAAAAAGAATTTCAGAAGTGACGAATTGAACGTTATGAAATAATAAAAGGTGGCAGCTTAATTGCTACCACCTTCCAACACCATGTGTTATACTTTATCCGTCTATCAATGAGGCTCCGGACGCCTTTTGCCATTGATATCCGTTGAAATAATAATATATCTTACGAATTAAAAAGTCAATAGAAATTAAAAAAATTCACAGCACGCCGATGTACGTTCTATGGAATTTTCGGCAAAATTAATAATCATAAAAAAATCGCAGATCTGAATTAGTTTCAGGTTTCTGCGATTTTTTCCGGGATTTTCCAGTTCCGGCGTATCTGCAATTGATGCAGGAATTGCCGGTAATACCAATTTTAAACATTTGTTATAATTTGATATAATCATATTAATTAACTTTCGCTAACTTTCGCTAAGTTTCGCTAACTTTCTTAGCTTCCCAAATCATTCCAATTTTGTCAAGCATTTCTACCCGTTCCGGTGTGATCTGAGCGTATGAATTGCCCTTTCTAGTGCTACGTTGGTAACGTATCCACTGCCCCAGTTTGTACCCGTCCGGGCAAACGTAAGAGCAGGGGACAAGTAAATCCCCGTTAAGGTTGTAGAACTCCTGAGCGTGTTTGTACCCGGTGTACCATTTTTGTGCTTGTGTCGCTAACGCCCCTGATCGGATTTCTTTCGCTTTTTCTGTGTAGTTTCCTGTGCATCCCGTAAAACTATCCCGAGCGCTTAAGGCGTCTTCTAAGGCAGAATAAGAGCCAAGATAATATTTTACGCCATTGCGATATACATTAACCTCCCAGCGCCCGAAGCTGTTAAGATGCAGATTTTTATATTTTACAGTGTCTTTTTTATAAGCGTTTTTGGAATTTGTTTTTGCGTAAGACATCCGTAACCGTTCTTTTTTACATTCCGGACCGCACACAATCCGCCCGTTACGGCTCTCGAACTCTTTCCCACAGACAACGCATCGTTTTATGTTGCTGTTTGTGATCTGCACACCCGGGCGCAGCTTCGCGAAGAACTCCGGGAACGTGCCGTCATTCTTTGCGGTTTCCGCATTTTTGTGGACTTGTGTGGCCTCCTCCGGGCTTGCGAAAATTCCAAGCGTGTAATTCTTACCGTTATAATTTATTTGCGTAATCCATTTACCAGTGTTTTTATATGGATACACGTATTTTATTTTGCCCATGTGATCTCCCTTTTATAGCTGGCATAGCTTCGCACAGTCCGGAAGTATAAAGACCAGACCAGGCAAAGCGTCCGCGCAACTGTACAGAGTAATAATAACCCCGTTGCATTTTGCTGTCAATTCCATGTTAGCAATTTGATATTTGAAGATTTAAGACACTTTTTATGCGCTAATGATAAAATATACCAGAATCACGCTAAAAGCCGTTAAAACGTCAAATAGAAGCCAATACAACTATATATAATTGTCAATGTGCATCAAGCCGGGACACAAGCCCCGGCGAAGTCCTAGCACAGGTCACGAACCACCGCCGCCCGGAGCGGATGCAGGACACCAGAAAAAGAGCAGCGGTTTTACTGCTCTAAATCAGAATATTTTTCTAAAAAATTCAATAGTTCCGAATCTGTAAGAGTTGCAGCTTCTTTGCAAATTTGGTCGTATTCTCCAATATATTCCATCGACCCGGCTAAAATCTCAATCGCAGCCTGTTCTAATTTTTTCCTTTTAGCTTTTGACATAATACCGCCCCCTATTTAACAAATACCAAGTGATGCCAAAAATCAGCATTAACATTTCCCCAGCAACTCGGAATAAGAGAAGAACGGCCGCAAATATGCATAAGCCCGTATAAATGCTGTCTCAGGTTTTTGACGCCGCACCAGACAGATGCGCTGCAGCCGGAGCCTTCGACAGGAATACTATACACAGTCCCGTTATGTTCCCATAAATCCCAATTACTGCCATCATTGGCAATAAAAACGCCATTTTCGACTATTTCCCGGGCGTGATCGCGCCAGATAGCGCCCATTTCTGAAAAATTATATTTTCTCATTTCTTTCTTTCTTTCTTCCCTTTACCCATGGGAGCCGGATTATAAAAGACGTTGCCGGGAATCGAACCCGGCGGGAACCGTTACGCCTGAAAACTAAATCCTTTTTGTAAACTCGATTTCTGTATAATTTCCCCCGGTTACCTCGTTTACAAATGCCAAAATTCCGGATTTTGTGAAATCGAAACGCGAAAAATCAAATCCCTTTTGCGCAAGCCTATATTCATAAGAGCGTCCGCAGCCCTCAGAGTCGTAGTATGTGCCGTCGACATGTAACGCGTTAGGTTGCACCATTGGTCACCCTTTTTTATTTGCGTCGTGTCTCTGGTAGCCGCCAAAATCTGCAACAACGTGCAGACCGTCCAGCGTGTCAAATTCTGCGCGAACTCTGCAATTCGGCACGTCTGAGCCGTTTCTGTAGCCTGTTCCCGCGCATCCGTATTCTACTAATGTTAATTTTTTCATGTTTTTAATCCTCCTGATTTTATTTTAAAAGGCCGCCGGGGAAATGCTCCCCGGTACGCTTGCCGGCCTGTCTTAATTTTTTGTAATTCTTTAAAAAATGTCTATTGTAAGAGTTGCAAGCGCTCTTTTTCTATCTGACATGTAGCCGCGTCTTTTGCTTTTTAATGCTTTTTCAGCGACTTTTAAATTACTTACACCATAAGATGCGGCTTTCTGTAATTTCTTAAATTCTTCCGGCGTAACCTGTACGGCTTTTAAGGTATCCCGATTGATTGAAAAATCTTCTTTATTTTCCGGGTGAAGCATCTGGCAAATTGGAATATAACAATCAGTTCCCATATTTTCGCCGATATTCCAAACAAGATAGTTATTTGGGATTTTCTCCACGATTTCAAAGACGTCCGTATTCCACAAAGATGTAGAAATGATTTTGTTTCCTTCGATTTTTGCTGTTGCGTATGCCATAATTATTTACCTCTCTTTTTATTTTTTAAAGTCCGGCGGTTGCGTTGGAGCTACGGCTTGACCGCCGCCGGAGGGATTAATTTACAAGCATGATTGAAGCAGAATTTAAAAAGCTTGCACATTCAGACAATATGTGATATTCTGTTTTTGCCGATATTTTAATGTAACATGCTGTGGGGAAATCCGGGCTTTTCGTCCGGATTCCTTTTTATGCGTACATTTTCGAGATAATAAATCTAAGGTTTTCGTACTGCCTACCACTGATTCCTTCAAAATCCTCTTCGATCTGGTGCAGGAGCTTTTCTAACTTCCTGTGATTGCTAGTGTTTTCGATTTGTTCTCTGTAGTAACTGTATCTCATTTCTTTACACCTCCCACGCGTTTATACTGGCGATTATTCGCCGGGTTTCAATCTCCTCCAGACGTTCCCACGCTTCGGAAACGTTGCGAGCTTCTACCAGGACTAAATAATTTTCGTATCTCGTTTTTAGCTCCTATTTAATTTCAAAAATTTTTATGCCGTTTTCCCGGCAATATCTTTTTGCGGCGCAAATCATAACTGCCGTTTTTTTTGCGGTCGGAACTTCCTGTATGAGAATGTCCCGCTCCGGGTTCCAGTCCGGGTTATGGGATTCCACCCGGATGTAGATTTTAAATTCCAGGGATGCATAGACCTGGATTGTTAAGGGGAAGCTTTTATGTTCCCTTAAAAATAAAATTATTTTATTCATATTTCCGTCTCCTTTTTTGTTCTCTGTTGATGGTTATATAATACCAGATATAACGCACATATACAAGATGGGATAATGTACAAATAACGCACATATAAAACGCTTAAAACTGTATAATATGTATAACGCACATATAACTATTGACAATATAACGCACATACATTATAATAGAAGAAAAATTAAAGAGGAGGAACAGCGAATAATGGCAACTGATGCACAGAGAAAAGCGGTTAGAAACTATGAGAAAAACAATTATAGATTGAATATTGTCTTTCCTAAGGAAACAAAGGAGAGAATAGAAAACCTACATTTAAATAAAAGTAATAGTGCTTTTATTCGTGATACGGTTCTTGCAGAACTGGAAAGACTTGAAAAAATATTGAAATAACGCACATATACGCTTGACATATAACACACATAGATGTATAATAAAGACAGTTAAAGAAAACCAATCGCACAGCCCCGGGCAGGGGCAGACAGGAGGAAAAAATGATAAAATATGATTTGGTGAAAAGGACGGCGGAATTTAATCGCAAAAATAGAAAGGAGATTAAAGAAGGATGTACAGCTTTGGATCCGGATCCCGAATACATAAAAACGTTTGACGATCTGGAAGAAGCTAAAAAGGAACTTGCAAAACGCAAGACAAGCGTCAGCAAGTTTGAAAATCACAATATGACGTTTTACTCAGTTGAGGAATATGTGATTGAGGAAAACGAGTTCGAGTTTGACGAGGACGAAAACGAGTTCGTGCAGACGGACTTTATAGACACGTTAGAGACAACTCAAATGAAAATCGAAGTTGTCGAAACACCAAGTTATGAAACAATTGGTGTTTATTCTAGCATGGAAGAGGCGGAAGAGGCAGCAAACGAGTATGACGGAGACGGAGAGTCCTATATAATGCTTTAAAAAAATAAGTCGGAACACAGAACGGAATTTTACGTTCTGGAAAGTGTCAACCCAGATGAAGACGCGCCGGATCATTATGACGGGGACATTGTAAAGCACTGGAAATAAACCGGAGGTAAGAAAATGATTAAGAGAGTAAAACTTGAAACCATTTACAAAATGGCTAAAGAAGATAACGAGGAAATAAAAAATCGTAAACTTTTCCCGGACGGATGGGATGAAAAAGTCTACGATTATTATAACAAATTATCGAAAGATTCATACGACGTTGAAATGTTCATGGGATTTCTGAGTGGCGAAGATTCTCCGCTAGAAATGGCGTACGCATACAGGAGAAACATGTATATCATGTTATATACGATGAACGCAACAGATACAATGGCATTTGTGGACAGCGAATACGATATATTCTACATCGTATCAAAAGACGGTGATGAGTATAATAGTTGGGAGTGGTGCTTCACAAACAATATTGACCCGATCAAATACAGGGGTGATGACGGAGGCGAACCGGTCCCGGAATGGCTCATAAAAAAATATGAAGAACAGATAAGGGAGGAAAAGAGAAATGAAGAAAACAATTGATTTATTAAACGAAGTTGTGGCAATGGGATTCGGCAGAGAGCAGGCACTTGCAGATATCGATGCAAGCCTCGACTCAGAACTTGAAGAAAGAAAGCCACTCATGGAGGAAGAAATACCAGAAATTTTATACAATGATATTCTTGAAGGTTTTCGAGCAGACAAGGAAATGAATGCATGAAAGCAGTAATGATACAAGGGCATATGGACACCGCCCGGTTTTCAATACCGGGATGGAATGGCAAGCGGGGCGAAACATACCCGCTTCCGCCTTTTTCTACAGTCGCTGGGATGGTCCATTTTCTTTGCAGGTGGGACAGTTGGCATGATATGAAAATATCCGTAGCCGGAAACGGAGTCATGAACAAGCCGGAAATCTGCATGAGGTGGCGTGGTGGAGCTGTCGCAGGATCAGAGACAGAGGAGTTTAAGCAGCGCTTTCCGGTCAGAGTAAAATCCGGGGATTCGTTTGTAGGCTGGGTTAATACGCCAATTTATGAAAGTGCTGTGTCTGATCTGGACCTGCGGCTGCATATTATGTCAAATAATCAGGAAGAAGTTGACGTAATTTACAGGAAAATCTTAAATCCCCGGACATTTCCAAGTCTGGGACGGCATGAGGACTTGATAAGAATTGACAATGTACAGATTGTTGATGTTTTGCCAGCGCAGGAAATGACACTTGACATGTGCACTTATGCACCGGCTACGGCAGAAACGCCCGGAACTGTTTACACAGTTCACAAAGATTATGCGATCAACAATGGAAAGCGAAGATTTAATGATATTCGAGTAAAATATTTAGATAGAGGAATGAAAGTAATTACAGATTGTGATAATTTAAACAATCCTTGCTTTTTCATCTGATCTATAGTATTATTTAGGCAACAATTACCGAGGTAATTGAATGTAAATTTGAAATAGTACTGAATAAGTGCAAACTTTAATAGTTCCATAGTGGAAAGACGCAAAATAAGCCCCTGAGAGATAATCCCGGGGGCTTTTGATGTCTTATTCTGGCGGCGTAATGAGTGAGGGGGAACAACCCCGCCGCCGAAGTTGTTAAAATACATTTATCACAAAACCGCCGAAGTTGTCAAGCAAAAATTTTTTTTATTTTGGGACTTGATTTTTAAAACCGGTGTGGATAAAATAAAAATAACGACAGGCGAAGGAACTCAGGAGGGGGCGACAGCCAGAGCGCGAAAAGAATAAGAATTTAGCAGCCAGATCACGCCGGACAAGGTGCCGGAAGGTCTGGCTTTTTGCGCGCTATATGCCGGAAAATGACCGTATTACAAGATGTATAAATATATAATAACTGTCTATATAATCCCCTCCAAGATTCTAGAAACCTAGAGTTTATTAATATATATGCTATACAGTACCGTATAGATATATAGAGTTAATAAGAGTAATGTAACGGTAAAAATAAAATTAAATAGACTGTTGACAGTGATATAAAAGTATGATAAAACAGAATTAACAACTGAATAAGCCGAAAGGCAATAAGAATAATAAGACTATTTAAGACGATTAAAACCGAGCAGATCGGAAAGAAGAAAGGGATTTAGAAAGGTCCCGGATTGTATCTGCGAACGTGTTTTTGTCGTCTTTTTTTATTTCAATTTTTGGAGGTGATACAGTGAAAAAGAGTAATACAACAGTGACAGAACAGGGAATAGAAGTATATGAGAATGATATATACAGGCTTGTGGATGAATATATAAACACTGTGTTACAAGTAACTCCAGAAGAATTTGATACACAGAGAGAATATAAATTTACTGTTGCTGATAGTTTTGTTGATATGATTTTTTATATTGCTGATAGAATACCAAAACCAAGTAATGATGATATAGAGTTATTAGATAATATATTTAATATATTTGTCAGAATATGTAGCAAATACAATGTATTGCCGACGTTAGAAGTATTTAGCTTTTTAGTTAATATTAATCGGTCAACATTTAGTGATTGGATGCGTGGGGACTATAGAACAAGCTCATCGCATGGCACCACGGTTAAAAAATGGTTCGATATCTGCAAGAATTGTACAGTCAATAGATTGAACAACCAGCCCGGCACAAATGCCAACTTGATTTTTGTTGCAAAAGCAGCTTACGGCATGGCAGAGACAGCACCAGTGCAGACAGCACAGCAGGACGGCATACCACACCAGACAGCACAGCAGATCGCAGATAAGCACAGGGCGGCGCTGGAACTTCCAGAGATGGAAAAACCGGAGCTGTAACAGATCAGAGACCCGAAGAAGTACGCAGAGGACGGACAAAAGAGCATAGAAACAGCTTAAATAGTGTAAATTGTATGATATGTACAATATAAAACAATTGTATTTGTTCAATATGTACACCAATCTATAAAGAAAACTGAAGTTTGTTCCATAGATACATATGTTCTGGCTAAATAACCGTTATCACACATTCCCTTGACCACTGCCGCAGGCCATTAAAGGTCAGCGTTAAACCAGGGAAGCGGGAACCCATGGGGCGGCGGGCTTCCCTGGTAGCGTCCGGCATGGATACCGGGGAGGGGGTGTATATAAGCCCCAACACACGCCGAGTGAGTACTCCGAGTTCCCGAAAAATTAAAAAAGTCTCCTCCAACAGCAAGACTTTAAAATTCCAAAAAAAAACAAAAAAAGAGTTCCCCATGGCAGAGATAGTGATTGCAACACGACAAGCCATAAGCCTTAATGGTTTCTCTGCCATAAACAACAAGGCGATATCAGAAAGGCAGGTATAAATATGAAGATAGGATATGCAAAAGAGTCAGGCATTTGGTTTCCATTGTCTGAAAAGAAAAAGATACTTTTGAATGAAGAAATTGACACATTTACTTTTGACTCAATAGATGAAAGTAATAGTTTTGAACATCTTTGCGAAAACATGAGAAATGGTGATTCGTTGATTATTTGCGGAGTTGATGATATTGGAAATACCAAGGATGAAATCGAAGAAACATGGAGACGACTCCGTGATTTGAATATTGAAATTTATGTGCTTACAGCTCCGATGTTGTTTCAGAGAGAAAACATGACGTTAGAAGAATCATTTATAAGAGATGTGTCGCTTAGCGTGCTTGCTTCTCAGGTTGAAATTGCTAATCAGAAATTAAAAGCAATAAATGATTTATGATAACCATTTACATTCACAGAAGGGTAGGAACAAGATGGAGAAAATAGTAAACAACGATGGATACCTTCGGTCAGGGCTGATGGATATTGCTAGACAGTTGCTGAATATCTGTAGCGAAACTGGTGTTTCTAATATTCAGATAGCTACATCACCTTGGAAAGAAGGCGAAGGGATTACACTTTTGGCAAAAACTGATGACAAACCAATTCTTTCAGTAAAGATGGACACCGCCCATGAAAAAGAATAACCCTCAGGGCGAATCAATCAGAATCCGGCTCACAGGACAGCTAGAACGAAAGCTCATAGCCGAAAAGGACCGAACCGGCAAAAGCGTATCACAGATCACCCGAGAAGCATTGGAACAATATTTCCGAAAGAGGTAAGCAAATGTCAATACTCGAAAAATTCTTCAAAAATAAAAAAGAGGTTCCCAAGCAGGAAGAAATTCCGATGAAGGTTAAAGAAGAAATCAATATTGCTCACGCAATTGAGATATCTTCTGACGGCAAACTCTACAAGACTGAAACGGCTGAATTTATTGTTCAAGAACCTTTCGTATTCAACAATATCAGATGCGCAACTGCGAAAGTATACTTTGTTACACCGAAAGGAAACTTTTTCTCGGCAACTGCATACGCAGAAACCTACGAAGTAAAAAAAGACGATGTAATTGTACATGAGCTGAATATTGTTTACCACAATTTAAAGCCTGAGCCACCAGAAGTAATAAAGAGAGCGATAGGCAAGACAAATATTGAATTATATGAGAAATATTTCGGAGAGGTAGAAGAAGCATGACAGAAGAATACAGTGAACGCTTCGATGAACTTCGAAAGAACCGAGTCGAGGTAAGCTATCATAAATACGGACCTGCCAGAAAGAATTATAAGACAGGGAACGTGCAGGCACTTCCGTCTATGGAACGGTGCATTGAGAAATATAATTCTACCGGCAATACAGAATATCTCGTGGATGCAGCAAATTACCTCATGTTCGAGTTTATGTACCCACAGCATCCTAAAGCACACTTCAAAGCTACAGACAGCAAGGATAGTGCTGGGATAGTCGGAATCAGCGTAAAGGAAATGGAGGACTTGAAGAATGAACAGTACTAATGCTCCAAAAGTAAAGATCATAAATCCAGAAGGCTCTGGCTGGAAGGGAACACAATATTTTGTTGACGGAACAGAAATCAATTGTGTAATATCAGCAGATTTTCATGTCGCAGTTGATGAATTGCCGACATCGTTTTTTGAATTAATGGCTCTGCCGGATATTGAAATGGAATCCGAAGTAAAATTCTCATACACACCACAGTCCATAGAGGACGCAGTAAGAATCCTGAGACACGAACTTCTTACACATGGAGAAGTTTACAATGGTTTCAAAGCAAGCCTTAAAACAGCGATTGAGAAGTACTGCACATGCGGCCTGCCATTCGAGCCAGAAGACGAAACCGCCGGTAAGATTCTTGATTTTATGATCGGAGAGGAACAAAAAGAATGATTCTTGCAAAATTCGTAGCAGCCATGTTAGATATTGCATTTTTCACATTGGTTTTAGCATTTCTTATATCACAGGACGAAACCGAAAAGAAAAACAATCCAATAGCATCGGCAGTATTTATACTGATGGAAATATGTTTTGTGGTTAATGCAGTTGTGATTTTTAGGTTATAAGGAGAACCCAATGTGGTTAGCATTCACAATACAAATTCCCCTGTTCACCATACTGATTGAACGGGTGAAAATACAAGAAAATCAGAAGCCTGTCGTTCTCAGGTCTGGGAAAGCCTTTGAATCTGACAGGTCGAGGCATCCAGAGTAGCTTAGGTCTGCGTCAGTGAAACTCAATGGAGAATAACTTTTCCCGCCCATTGCAAAGTAACTGGCGCGGACTTAACGGTACAAATATAGACATGATGCTTTCTAAAATCTTATAAAATATATCACTCTATCACGAGTCCGGGGTGTTACCCGGACAAATAATGGGCTATCTCCAAGCGGTAAGGAACAGCACTTTGACTGCTGTATTCGCGGGTTCGAATCCCACTAGCCCAGTCGAACTATATTGTTTAGCCATGATATAGTTCCCCTCCGAATTGGTTCCATCTATCCCAACGGGGATGATTAAAGGGGCTTCAAATGCCCCGGATGGACTCTGCTTATGCAGAACAGCATTTAGACCCTTTGTTGCGACTGCGAGGGCAAGAATCGCAACAGCAGAGGAAGTTACTCTTGAACTGAAATAACCCTCTGCTTAGGAAACTTAGTTCAGTTGGCAGAACGGTCGGCTCATAACCGACAAGTCACAGGTTCGAGCCCTGTAGTTTCCATTTCTTCCATATGCTGTCTATCCGTTTTATAGGCAGAAAAAACTGTTGAATGAGTGTATGCGGATTATTTTTATGAAAGGTGTGTAACGGCACAGCCTGTTCGATGAAGATAATTCCCCGTTCTGCACAGTCTCCGAGTTAAATTGTCGTCAATAGGTGCACGTTGAGGACAGGAAGTTTTCAAGAGACATATAAAAGGTTTCGTCGTTATACACAATGACATGAATATCCAAATCCGAAACAACTCCGTGGAGCATACCACGGTTATCAAAAAGCCGTCAGGTTGGCAAAAATACGATAGTCCAAGTTATGGGAAATTGCCTAGTGGAAAGCATAACACGATAAACATATTGCTAACCCGGGGCTTCCGGGTTATGTGGAATGTACGCTAGTGGAAAACTGACAGAGTCGCGCTCTGGTCTCCGGTTCGATTCCGGGCGTTCCGCTTTAATCCGCTTAGAGTTAAGCTGTTTGTATACAAGTGGTCTATGTCTCAGGCGGATTTACGCATGAGCGTAAACGTACAACTCACTAGGCGTTTGCGTAAAAAACTTTTTAGAGAGATGAGACCACGGGCCGTGAGAAGTGATAGTCGGCAATTCTGAAAGAACCATCTAGTTTATGCGTTTTACGATGGAAAGGTTAATGCTTATCTGGATATTTTCATTCGGTCCGAAAGCATGTGATGTGGGAATCAACTCAGTTTCTTTTCAGATGGCTGTCCGTTACAGGCGGTATGGAATGTAGCTCAGTGGTAGAGCAATGGCATTGCAAGCTATGTGCCGCAGGTTCGATTCCTGCCTTTCCAATTCCAATGAACTGCAATCATTGGAATCTTTTTCTCTTACTTCGTTCGGTTCCAGTGCTTCTCGTTGGGAGATTTATGCCGTTCAAGTCGGCACACTGGACTTTTTTAATTAAGGAGATGTATATGGACACAAAAGGATATAAATGTTGTTGCGCGTGTAAATGGTACGCAGTATGCGAAGGTGTCTGCTGTAATGGCAAAAGTGAATATTACGCAGACTTTAGATTCTTTAATGATAGCTGCGAATGCTGGGAGAACCTAGATTATGAATCAATTAACAAAATAATGTCTGATTTGAAATTTTATAAAAACGCTTACGAACAATTAAGAACACGCTGTATCGAAACAGCAACAGATTATTTTGATCGTGGACAATATTATGGATTAATTATCCGTCCAACAAGGGAGAAGAAATGCAAATAGCAGGAAAAGAAATCAAAGACGAGTGTTCCAGATGCGGAAATATCCTTGAATGTGAGTTGTTCCGTCAGGGACATGGAATAAAGCAGGAACGTGAGAATATAGCAAAGATGATTGAATGCCAGATGAAGCATAGGGAGGAAAGAGAGAAATGATTAAGATTTTGAAACCCGGCACATTAAAAGAAGCAACTTGTGAAAAATGCGGTGCAGTATTGAGCTATGACGAATCCGAAGATGTGAAAGAAGAAAACATAGAGAAGCATTTCGCTACAAATATGCCATCTGGATTCGGGTACAAGCGAAAATACATTATTTGCCCGCAGTGTAAGAATAAAATCATTTTAAGTTCGACCAGATAGGGGGGGATGTATTTGTGTTTAAAAAGATATTTAATCTCTACATAAGATACAAAACCAAAAATCTCAAAGCAATTCCGTTGTTCGTAATGACATTTGACTGGAAGAAATTTCAGAAAGACGGCAAAAAAGATAGTTGCACACTATATTCAATACATCCAGACATTGCAAACGACCCGTTCTTAAAGGAAAAACTGTCTGAATGTGCAGATTATATCAGAGATAACTACGACATGGAAAATTTTACAAAAATTTAGTGGGAGGAATTTCAGGTGAGCGGTGTTGAAAGCAAAAAAATTTTGGAATTGGAAAAGGAAAATAAAAGACTTGCAGCAAAAAACAAAGAACTTGAAGAAAAACTCGAAAAAGCCAATTTGACTGTTATGGCATATACAAATGAGTTGCAAACCAGAGAAGTTATAAAAGGCGTTTGGGAGACGCAATCACCACTGATATCTTCTCAATCTGATACGGAGCACAGTAAACAATGGTACAGTGAACGGCACCAGTCCGATTGCATCACGATTAATCAGCTTCAGACTACGTTGGACGTACTTGTTGACCGATATGCGAATCTGAGAAAGATTCATGGGATTAAGTGATATGAAAAAAGAAAAAGACAATCGTTTAGAATGGGAAAAGCAGTTAAAGCAAAGCCAATGTGAAGATATTATTAAATTCGCAAAAGAACATCCAGATGAATATAAAAAAGCTGTATTCGAAGAATGTCCATGGGGTAAGTAATATGTTGCTGGTTTATTCAGGCTCAGACATTGATTTTCTTGACACCACATACAATATCGAGGGAGAATGCCACCGAATGAACATTCCGACTAGGTTCTATCCAGACAGACGCTTGCTTCTGGCAGGGAATACGACCGTAATATACAACCAAACGGCAAATCTTTCTAAAACATGGAAAGCAGATTACATCGGGGACAACTATTTGACGATTTTGACATTGATCAGAAAGGACAACGGTAAATGAGCATTAAAACAGCACTTGAATCAGAAGGAGTAGACTTCTCTGAATATATGAATATACCCGAACCATGGGACGGAACAGCACAAATTAAAATGGAAAATGGTACAAAGTGGGTGATTTGTCCGTTTTGTGGAAAGAAAGCCTTAAAGATTCTACCGACCACAAAGATTTATCGGATGCCGTACAAATGCAAGGGTAGCAACTGCAAGAAAGAGTTTATGGTGAATGTATGAATAAAAAAATCAAATGCTTTCTAACGGGCGGATGTAAATTCAAAAGTTCAGATACAGAATCAAAATGTGACGATAAAGAAAAGACTTGCACTATTACGGAAACTTTCTACAAATGTATGAAAAAGTATAAAGCTATATTTACTTATAAGCAGTTAGGGATTCCGGAATGAGGTGAATTATGTTAAGCATAGAAAATGTGCCTGTACAAATTATAGAAACAGACGAAGAAGTAAAAGCGCGGATTGAAATTGATCCATTAGAAAAAGAAGTTGCATATATTAAACTCCAATCTCGAAAAATATGTAATTACGATACATGCCTTATTAAAATTGGTTCAAAAATAATTCCGTTTGATCTCATGAACGCAGAGGAAGACACATTGCATAGAACATTGGCATGTCGAGAAAATTTGTCTTGTGTAGAATGGCAATCAATTATTTATAATGCAATTCAGGGAATCATAATAAAACAAATTGCATCAGAATGGTTTGATATATACAACCAGAAACCAATCGAAAAAGATTATCTTACAGATGACCAGAAACACAGGATACATAAATTGTTGCTGAAAGAAATTGATATATATTTTCGTTCTAATAAAACCAATATGTCGTGTTCTGATTTTATCGCAATTCAAGAAATTATTATTAAAGTGCTGGAAGGAGAATAGATCATATATAATCCAGCCCAAACTTGATGAAACTCAATTTACACTCGAATAACAATCAGAGAGCCAGAAAGGAGCGCCATTATGAGTGACTTAAAGATATTTACAGAAAACATCGAACCAGAAGCATTAAATCAGATTTATACATTAATAAAACAGCCTGCATTTTCTGAATGTAAAGTACGAATCATGCCAGATGTCCATGCAGGAGCAGGATGTGTAATTGGTTTTACTGCTGATCTTGGAGACAAAGTAATTCCAAACATTGTTGGCGTAGACATTGGATGTGGAATGTTTACAACACAAATTCCTACCGATGTGGGGACAATAGATTTAAAAAACCTTGACGAAGTAATAAGAAACAATGTTCCGGCAGGAAGAAATGTACGTGACGAAATCATAAATTTTGAAGAATTAGAAGAACTTCACTGCTTCCATCAGCTTAAAAATGTCGAATGGATTTGCAGAAGCCTTGGTACACTTGGGGGCGGAAATCATTTTATTGAAGTTGACACTGATTCAAAAGGGATAAATTATCTTGTAATTCACACTGGAAGTCGGAATCTCGGGAAACAAGTAGCTGAAATATATCAGAAAATTGCCATAGAAGATATGCAAGGCACAGATAAACTTGAAACTGAAATACAAAAATTAGTAAAAGAATACAAGCATTCTGGCAGGCACAAGGAAATCCAAAATGGTATTGACGAATTAAAACGAAAATGGAAGCCGGACAAACTAGGTATTCCAAAAGAATTATGCTACTTGACGGGTGAACATAGAAAACAATATCTGCATGATATGAAAATTTGCCAAGAATTTGCAAGAATAAACAGACGATGCATACAGAGTGCTATATTTTACGCTATGAATTGGACACTCCAAAGAAATACATGGTTTGATACAATTCATAATTATATTGACCATGATACAAACATTGTTCGTAAAGGTGCAATATCAGCTAAATATGGCGAAAAAGTTCTTATTCCAATGAATATGCGAGACGGATGCATTATTGCAGTTGGGAAAGGAAACGAGGATTGGAACTGTTCAGCCCCGCATGGTGCAGGACGTATTATGAGCCGGTCAAAGGCAAAAGAAAATATCTCATTAGAAGAATTTAAGGAGTCTATGGAAGGGATATATACAACATCCGTTCAGAAATCTACGATTGACGAAAGCCCTATGGCTTACAAACCACCGCAAGAAATTATTGATAACATCAAAGATACCGTAGAAATAGTTGATATTATCAAACCTATATATAACTTCAAAGCAAGTGAATAACAGTCAGAGAGCCACATGAGAGCCAGACTAAATCCTAAGAAGAAAGGAGGTCTGGCTCTATTTTTATGCAAAAATTCACAGAGGGTTCGCTTGAATGGTATCGGGCAATTTTAAATCAAATTATTAATGGTGATATGACAGTCTATCAAAACCAGAAAGATTGCCTTGATCTGCTGTTAAATATGAATATTGATCTTCCTTTCAAGGATAATCCAGATGCGCAACAGATGGGAATAAAGGTAAGCCAGTATGCACACAATATCGCAGAAAGGCAAGCTGCTATTACTGGAAGTGGAGATTTTGACGATATTTACTGGAAATATTTGTTGTTGGAAGCACAGAATCATCAAGTAGACAGTGGATTACTATATCTCGAGAAGAATAGAATCCCGAAAGAAAGATTCTATGAGCCAAGAAGAAGCGTATTCATACAGCATAACATCATAGGCTCTTTGCAAGACCTGATGGATGATAAACTCGATATATTTGCATTGAGCGTACCTCCAGGCTGTGGCAAATCGACTCTTGAAGACTTCTTTCTTTCGCTAGTTGGCGGATGGTTTCCTAATGATTTTAATTTATCATCTGCACATAGTAGCATTCTTACCCGTTCTCTATATGACGGAGTTTTAGAAATAATCAATGATCCAGTTGAGTATACATGGCATGAGGTTTTCCCAAATATAGAAATTCAGGGAACAAATGCAAAAGAAACGACAGTAAACCTTGAAAGAAATGGACGTTTTAAAACATGGACGTTCCGATCAATTGACGGTTCTCTGACTGGTGCCACTAGATGCAATAGATTTCTTACAGCTGACGACCTTGTGTCTGGCATCGAGGAAGCGTTGAATAAGAACCGACTCGATACTTTATGGACGAAAGTAGTAAATGACCTTCGTTCCCGTAGACTTGAAGGTTGCAAAGAATTTTATATAGCTACCAGATGGTCCGTACATGATCCCATAGGGAAACTTCAACAATTATACGAAGGAAATCCAAGAGCAAGGTTTATAGCTGTTCCGGCACTTGACGAGAATGGCAAAAGCAATTTTTTATTCACAGTAAATGGGTTCTCTGAGAAATATTTCAACGATGCTAAAGAGTCCATGGATGAAATCTCTTATAACTGTCTTTACCAGCAACAACCGGTAGAACGTGAAGGATTGCTGCTTCCGCCAGATAAGCTAAAAAGATTTTTCTTCGACAGAGAAGACGTGCCCGATGGATGCACGGACGAATACACAATTATACCAGACAGAGAAGCAGATGCAATATGGGCAGTATGTGATACAAAAGATAAAGGTACAGATTTTGAATCATTACCTATTGCATATCAATATGGGGATAAATTTTTTATCCCGGACGTTGTTTTCGATGATACCACAGATTACGACATCCTGGACAGAAAGACTGCCGATATCTTGATAAAACACAATCCGCACAAAATCAGATTCGAGTCAAATAACGTAGGAAATCGTGTTGCGCACAACATTCAAAAGATAATCTCAGGGAAATGCCGAGCGGATATCGAAACAAGACCTACGCAAGCAAATAAAGAGACAAAAATTCTCGTAAACTCTGATTACATATCAAAGCATTTTTATTTTTTACATCCGAGCCAGTATAAACCAAAATCCGACTACGGATTATTTATGGGAAATGTGACCACATATACCACAAGGGCAAAAGTAGCTCATGATGATGGCCCGGACAGCTTGGCAATGATGGCAGAGTACGTGCAGAATCCATTAGGCGGAAAAGCAACTGCAATGCGCAATCCATTTTGGGGAAGGAGATAATATGACCACAAGAGAATATTTAGGGCAAATTCAGAAATATGACAAGCTTATTAAAAATAAAAAATACGAAGAAGAACATTTAAGAAGTCTTGCTCTTGGGCTTAAATCGTTCTCATATGGTGAAAAAGTTCAGTCTACTCCGAATCCCGATCAAATGACCGATGTCGTAAGCGAACTTGTTGACATTCAAACAGAAATCAAAAAAATGGTTATTGAATACACAAAGAAAAAGCAAGACATTATTGAAACAATAGACAAGGTGAGCGATATCAATTCAGATTTGTATGATCTGCTGTTTAGGCGATATGTAAAAGATGAAAGGCTTGAAATGATTGCCTGTGAAATGGGATATTCCTATTCTCATGTGAAATTATTGCATTCGAAAGCACTGAATATCGTCAAAAACATTAAGAATTTTGAAAGTTAATACCTGATAATACTGAATAATACCTGCATATATTATATAATATAAGCTGTAAAATAAGCACCGGGAAGAACCCTTGGTGCTTTTTTCATGCAGAAAAATAGGAGGACAGGCAGTGGGGAGAAACAAAATAAGCTTTGTTGACCTATGCCAAGGAGAATTTGGTAGAAAAACTGCCTATACTGGCGTAGACCAGATTACTCCCCAGAACGTGGCACAGGTCCTTTCTGATACAATTGGAATCCATAACAGGAATAGAACCCTGATGGATTATCTTTACAGATATTACAAAGGTGATCAGCCAATTTTATATCGTGAAAAACTTGTTCGCCCAGAGGTCAACAATAAAGTTGTCGAAAATCATGCCCTTGAAACAGTCAAATTCAAGGCAGGGCAGATATACGGAGAACCTATCCAGTATGTCTGCAAGAAGAAAAAAGCGAGTAAAAAAACAAACGAACAAGTTGACCGGCTTAATGATTATCTGGATGAAGCCAATGCAGATGCTAGAAACATTCAACTCGGAATATATCAGAGTGCGGTAGGAACTGCATATAAAGCAATCCTGAGAGAGGATGAATGGACAAAGGATGGAGACTTACCGCCTTTCAGAATATTTATCCCATCACCGCAGGATGTATATATTGTTTATTCAAGCGTTACTGGCAAGCCAGTGCTTTCCGTTCAGATTCTGAAAGACGAGGACAATCAGCAGTATTACCAGTGTTATTCTTCCAGACAATATTTCAAAATACAAAATGGAGTGGTGACAGAATCTGGAATCAATGGTTTTGGCGGTATTCCGATTGTTGAATACCCAAATAATCACGATAGACTTTCCGACATCGAAATTGCGATTACAATGTATGATGCAATCAACAAATATCAATCTGACAGGCTGAATGGGGTTGAACAGTTCGTACAAGCCTTGATGAAATTCAAAAACTGTGAGATTGACGAAACAGAATTTGTAAAAATGATAAAACTCGGTGCTGTATCTGTAAAAGACGTCGGGAATGGAACACAATCAGACGTTGACTTAATGACTGCTGAACTAAATCAGTCAGAGAGTCAGGTTGCTAAAGATGATATTTACAACAATATGCTGATTGTAGAAGCAATGCCGAATCGACAGAGTAATACCGGTGGAGACACAGGAAATGCAGTGTATCTGAGGAATGGTTGGGATTTTGCAGAACGAGACGCAAAATTGGTAGAAGCATTTACGAAAGAAGCTGAAAAAGCATCTGCCAGAATCATTTTGAATATCATCCGAAAAACTTCAATGGATGTAAATATTTCGACCAGAGATTTTGATGTAAAAATCACCAGAAACCCGACAGATAACATGCTTGTCAAAGCACAGGCACTTGATTATCTGTTTAAGAATAAAATTCATCCGCTTATTGCGCTGATTACTTGCGGATTATTTAGTGATCCGCAAAAAGTATATGAAATGAGTTTGCCATATCTCGGAACTATTTATCCGGAATTAGCAGACCCAGACTCAGAGCTGCAGAAAGCGCAAGATTTGTTGAATGGCTTCAATAAGGATGTGATTTCAGAATGAGCGTTTCATCATACGATGAATTGAATATCAGACCCAGTAATCGCAGAAGCGAACCGTATAAAGAATATTTCAGCAAAATGTCAATATCAGACAAAGAAAAGCAAGAAAGGATAGCTTTTTCCGAACAAATGGAAGAAGTTGTCCTTTATATTTTAGCACTGATAGAAACAACCATAGAAAGTGGAGAATCAGATCAAGAATACATTCAGACTCAATTTTATGACAAATATCTGGATGTAATTGCTTCATATATGCTTATAGATACGTATATCAAGCAATATGCTCTTGGCGTGACAAAACAAATTATTGATGCAACATTTGAAAGATTTTCTGCCGAAGACAGAAGCATTACTGATGATTATTACCTGTCAAATGACCGGGCAATGTTTATTTCAGAATGCGAAGCTAATTCGATACTGAATTACAGACAGTATTCAAAAGCTGTGAAAGCAGGAAAGACAAAGAAGAAATGGATTGACGTAGGAGACAAAAGGGAACGAAAAACACACCTTGAAGTCGGAGGAACCATACTCCCGATTGATGAGCCGTTTTCGGTTGGAGATAGCTTACTACAATTTCCAAAAGGCACCTCACTAGGAGCTTCGGCAGACGAGATTGTGAACTGCCGGTGTTCAATTCAATACAGTTAATTTAGAGACGAGTAAAATCGTCTCTTTTTTATTAAAAAATATGCACCCCGATAGCGTAATCATGGGAGGCACCTTGAGCTGAGCGAACAGCGTAAAAAAGCGTATTGGTGACAGGAGATTTCAATGACAAGAGAAGATGTAAAGAAGATCTTTCCAGATGCAACCGATGAGCAGATTACTTCATTTCTGAATCAGTCAAATTCTGATGTGGCTAAAGAAAAAGCCAAAAATCAGAAATTAAAAGAAGATGCAGAAAAAGTAAAAGCGTTGGAAACAGAACTGGAAGAACTGAAAAAGCAGAACATGAGTGAAGCTGAAAGAACAGAATTGGAGCATCAGAAAGAGAAAGCAAAAAATGAAAAAAGAATTTCTGATCTCGAATCTGCACTCAAAACAGCTCAGAAAGACGCTCTGACAGGTAAAATCACTTCTATTTTTGCAAGTGCAGGAATGAAAGGAGATGCCTATGCAGGAGCAATCAAAGCATTTTCAAATATGGATGCTGAAGATGCGCTCAAAGAAGCCCGGACTTTTGTTGATGGAATTTCCGAAGTAAATAAATCAACGCTTGATACCGCAAAAGCCGCATGGGAAAAAGAAGCCCTTGAAAACACACCTAATCCGGGTGGCAGTAAATTCGGTGGAAAACCAGAAAAGAAAAGCGAAGCATCTGAATATGCAAAAGCGTACTCAGCAAAAATGTGTTCAGAAAATAAACCGGCAGATGATAATGCCCCAGTAAATATTTAAGAAAAGGAGATTTAGATTATGGCTTTTATGAAAACAGAGCAGTACGAATCCACACCTAATGTCCTCGAATCCGAGGTAGGACTGGTACTTAAAACCTATACAGCAGAACAGACAAATGCTGAAACCGTTGGAACTAAGAAGATTATCAAGGCAGGTTCTGTATATCCGACAAACGCAACTGGTGCTAAAGGCATTGTATTTGAAGACGTCGATATGACAGACGATACAAAACGACCGATTTCCGTAATTGTTGCAGGCCGTGTTCTTGAAAAAAGACTTCCGGTAACAGTAGAAACAACTGCAAAAACAGAGCTTGAAAAAGCAGGCATCGTTTTTGTAACCACTACAGACCCAGAATTTTAAGGAGGTAAGCAGATGCCATTTAATATTTTAGAATCAATCACACAGGAAGAAAGACTTAACTTTTCTCAGGATTTCAGCGTAAAAAGACCGGGTATTCTTGACACCATATTCCCGGATGTCAAAACACAGTTCCTGAAAGCTGAATACTACAGACTTATGACTGGACAAAGACTTCCAGAAGTAGCGTTCGTTCACGCCCTTGATACCAAAGCAGAGATCGGCTCCAGACCTGGTTTCGAAAAAGTACTGACTGAAAAGCTCTTTATTAAGAGAAAAATCAATCAGTCTGAGAGATTACAGCAGGCAATTGAAAACGGTGTGCCGGATGACGAGAACTTAAAGAAGTTTGTATTTGATGATGCAGCTAACCTTTTTGAAGGTGTTGTTGCCAGAGCAAATGTTATGAAAGGACAGTTCCTTTCTACTGGTGCAGTAAAAGTCAAAGAGAACAACGTTGATATGAGCATTGATTACGGCGTTCCGTCCAGCGCAAAGGTAGAAATGACAGACTGGTCTAAGCCAGATGCGGACATCATGGGCGATATCCAGAAGATGGTTGCTGTCGCAGAAGACAATGGTTTCGTAGTAAACAAAGCCCTGACATCCCTTAAAATGATTAATTATATGAGAAACAACACTGCAATGCAGACAGCAGTCTTAGGAGCAGCAAACAAACGTCTCCTTACTAAGCAGGAACTTGCTAATCTGCTTATGCAGGAATACGGGATCACAATTGATCGTTGCGACGAGAAATTCAGATTCAGAAAAGCAGATGGCTCACTCAAAACAGGAAGATACTTCAAAGAGGATGTATTCACTCTGTATGAAGCAGAGCCGAACGGTTCATTTGGTACTGGACTCTGGGGCGTAACACCAGAGGAACTTGAGTACAGACAGTTCATTCAGGAAGAAAATCGCTCCTTCGTAACTCTGTCCATGTGGGCTACACAAGACCCAGTTGCAGTTTGGACTAAAGCATCAGGCATGTTTGTTCCAGTAGCAGCAAAAGCTAATGGCGGTATCGTAATCGGTACCAAAGCGGGGGAATAAACGGGCATAGTCTCGATGAGAACAGCCAGTCACCATCTGTAGCAAGTGTTAAACACAAGTATACAGAAAGTGAGCTGTCAAGCATGACAGTAGTTCAACTGAAACAGCTCGCAAGTGACAATGGCTATGCCCTGACATCGACAAATAAGGCTGGTATTATCTCAGAAATTTTATCTCAGCAAGGGTAGGTGATCTTGAATGAACGAACAGCTTGTGAATGATCTGAAAGAATATCTATCCGATGATGCGGAAACTGACGGTATGATTTCTTTGTCTGTGAAGCGTGCAATTCGTTCGTTCAAAAAGAAACGCAACTATCCGTCTGGATATACAGAGGAAAGAATCAATGCCGACATGGAATACTGTTATGATTGCATATTTGATCTGGCTCTCTATTTCCTTGTGAAGCAGGGAGCCGAGTTCCAAGAATCGCACTCTGAGAACTCAGTAAGTCGAAACTGGGAATCCGAAACAGAAATATATATCAATCATGGCGTTTTTCCATTTGCAGGAAGTTTAATTTAATAAGATGGTTGGGTCACGTGGCACAGTATTTTTGTCCTCCCGGAGTGCCGCTGGGTTGCTTATATTCAGTAGGGAAAAGCAAATGTTAAGGGAGTGAAGAAAGGAACTGGCGATGGGATGTGAACATGAATGTTTTAATGAACACCGCATAGAAGAACTGGAAAAGAATTTTCAGCTGATGCAAGAGAAGCAATCTGATCGTAGTAAAGAGTTTTATGAGCGTATCGGGGAACTGGAAAGAAAGACAGCATTAAGTGAGAATGACTTGAACCATATCAAGTCAACTGTGGATGAGATGAATAACAATATAAAGACTCTCATGGCAGTCCCGGGAAAGCGTTACGATACAATCATTGTATGCGTTATTACAGCGATTGCCAGCGCAGTTATCGGTTTTATGTTAAGCGGTATTCTTCCAGTTTGATTCCACTTGTAAGGGAGGACGGTGGAAATATGAATTATACAGACTTTTCAGAAGATGAAAGAAAATTTTATTTAAAAGAAGCAGGTTTCGATTCCAGAGAAGAAAAACTGTTTCGATTACGGGTCTATGGCGAAAAGACACTATGGGAAGCATCTGAACTTATGGGGTATAGTCCGAGAACCATAGACCGGATCAACAAAAGAATAAAGAAGAAAATTTCCAAAGTTGCCCCGATGTATTGTCGGGGCTTTTCTTTGTATTATGGCGAAAACGTGGCGAAATAGTGACGTTCAAAAACAGAGTTCCTTCCTATATAATATAATCATAGGAGAAAACACAATGATTATGTTAAGAAACCCTTACGAGGGTATATGGGAAAAGCATCGTTCCATAGATGATATGGATATGATTCTTGAATCCCGGATAGGAGGAACAGATTATGGCAGGTTATCCGTATTATCCGCAACAGCCAATGATAAACAATCCATACGGGCAAATACAGCCGTATCAGGACAGGCTGGCGCAATTGCAGAATAATTACCAACAGGCAATGCCTTATGGTCAAATGCAGATGCAACAGTTACAGCCGGTTCCGCAATCACCTATGCTTCAAGGACAGATGGTGGATGGGATTGATACTGTAAAGGCTAAAGACGTGGATATGTCCGGCAATCCTGTTTACTATCCAAAAACAGACGGAACTGAAATTTACAGAAAACAGCTTCAATCCGATGGAAGAAGCAGGATTTTTGTTTACCGACTCGTAAATCCAGACGAACAGCAATCTAAGCAAGATGAAAAGCAGATTGACATTGAAGCAATGTTTAATCAGCTTCGGAATGATGTTTGTTCGGAGATTTCTGAAATAAAGAATATGTTTCCGACGCAGATGCCGGGAACACCAGAACCTAAGCAAAATGGAGGTAGGCAGAGATGAATTTCAACCCAAACGCCATGATGAAAAAGCAATTTGAGAAAATGATTTCTCAGAGGTTCGGGAGTGTTGATAACATGATGAACGATATGAGTAAATTTGCAGGAAATAATCCAACATTGAAGAATGCATTGGATTTATACCAAAAAGGTGATACAGACCAGTTACATCAAATACAGCAAAATGTATTCAACGAAAAACATTTATCTCCAGACGGAATTATACAAAAATTCCTTGGATTATAACACTTCCCCACAATTGGGTGATTAAAAATCGCTACAATTCGGGACGACAGCCGCGGATGTCTCCTATTGTAAATAAAATTTTAAGGAGACTAAAAACATGATGAATGGTTCAAATTATAGTCTTAGCGACATTGCTGCCGCTACAGGCTCTAATAATCGCGCCAATGATATGTGGGGCGGTGATGGCTTTTCACTTATCTGGCTCGTCCTGATCTTTGCCATCTTTGGATGGGGAGGTTTTGGCGGCTGGGGCGGCGGCTTCGGCGGCAATGGTGGAAACGGTGCAAATGGTGCCGGATTCCAGGGATGGGCAACCCGTTCAGATATTAGCGAGAGTTTTGCTCTTAACGATATTCAGAACGGTATCAGAGGTATTCAGCAGGGTATTTGCGATAGCACGTATGCTCTCAACAATACCATGCAGAGTGGCTTCAATGGCGTGAACGTTGGAATGCTTCAGGGCTTCAATGGCGTTCAGCAGGCAATTAATGCTGACACTGTAGCCAATATGCAGAACACCAACGCATTACAGTCTCAGTTAGCTCAGTGTTGCTGCGACAACAGGGAAGGACAGGCTCAGATCAGATATGATATGGCTACCAACACTTGCGCTCTCCAGAACACAATGAACAACAACACCAGAGACCTTATCGAAAACCAGAACAGCAATGCTAGAGCGATTCTTGACTATCTTTGCAATGAAAAGATTTCTAACTTGCAGGCTGAAAACAATGACCTCAGACGTGCTGCTTCTCAGGATCGCCAGAGTGCATTGCTTACAACTGCAATGGCTTCTCAGACACAGCAGCTCATTAATGCAATCAATCCGGCAGCTATCCCGGCATACGTTGTTCCTAATCCGAACACTTATTATGGTGGATGTGGATGCAACAGTGGTTGCTGCTAAGTAACTCACCCTTAGAGGTTGACTAAATTCTAAGAGGTGGGTTCCGGCTCACCTCTTATTTTGAGCTTCCTTTCTTTCGATGTATTCATTGATTGCATTGTTTACGATTTTACTGATCGGAATTTCTGTTTTTTGAGAAAAATCTTTAAGTTTTTTGTTTGTGCATAGTTCAAGAGTAGTTGAAAATCGAACTCTATTTTTTAGTTCATTTTTTGACATGTCACACATCCTTTCTGAAATTTAATTAAGTTTAACACAGTTTTTTGTTGTAGTCAAATAGAACATATGTTATGATTTAATTAAACTTAATTAAGGAGATTGACAGCACATGACAAAAATAAATGATTTGACAGGACAAAGATTTGGCAAATTGACGGTCGTTAGAAGATCGAGTAAAAAATCGGCAAATGGCTCTTATTTATGGGAGTGCCATTGCGATTGTGGAAACGATGTAACAAGGACAAGAAGTGCATTGAAAAGTAATGATTATAGCAGCTGTGGAAAGTGCGGAAGAAAAGCTTATGTAGACTTAACAGGGAAAAGGTTTGGTAAGTTATATGTAATTAAGCGTGAAGGTTCTACCAACGGAAAGAGAAAAATTCCATTATGGTTATGCCGATGCGATTGCGGGAATACTTGCCTAAGAACAGCAAGTCACTTGAAAGCGAACTATATAAACACATGTGGTTCATGTCCAAACTCAAGGTCGGATTTAGTAGGAAAAAAATACGGAAGATGGACTGTTTTAGAAAAAGTAGAACGCAAAAATAGAAAGCTATCGTATCTTTGTAAATGCGATTGCGGTAAAATTAAAGCAGTAAATGCCGATAGTCTATTAAGCGGACGCTCATTGTCATGTGGTTGTTTGCAAAAAGCTATACTTTCTGAAAGAGAAACCACTCACGGAATGACGCACACAAGGATATACAATATTTATCACAACATGAAGAACAGATGTTATAACCTAAATGATCGTAGGTACAAGGATTACGGTGGTCGTGGAATCAATATATGCCCTGAATGGCTAGGAGAACATGGCTTTGATAATTTCTACAATTGGTCTATAAAGAATGGCTACACTGATAGTTTAACGATTGACCGTATCAATGTAAATGGAAATTACGAACCAAACAATTGCCAGTGGTCAACTAACGCAGAACAAGCAAATAATAAAAGGAACAGCATATATTTCACTTTCTTTGGAATCACAAAAAATCTAAAAGAGTGGTGCGATGTTATAGGAGAAAATTACGGAAAGATGTACGGAAGATATCATAGAGGATATGAAACTTTTAGGGGAAAAGATATTAACAAAATCGAGCAGTACTTAAAGAATGGAGGTAAATAAAATGAGTTGCAAGAATGTATGTTCGCTTTGTTCGAAACTGATTCTGTCAACGTCTGTATCGTTTACTGGTGGCAACCTTGTAATCACACTTCCGGCAGGCAGTTACAATAACGGAGAGAAGTATTGCATTGTGATCGCGCAGAGCATACCAGAAGCCACTACGATTACCGCCCCAGTAATGATTCAGATAGGAACGGGAACAACCTTATATCCATTACAGAATCGTTGCTGTGCACAGGTTACAGCTTGTGGCGTAAGAACCAGAACGAAGTACGCAACAAGAGTAGCAACAAGCGCAACTGGCGGAGTATTCAAGATGTTAGGAAATCCGGCTTGTAGTCCGAGTAACAATTTAACAGCAATTAATGGTACAGCCCCAACGACAGATACACCTGTTACACAGGCTGCCAGAAAGGGGGAACTGTAATGCATAAAGTTGCAATGGAAATGGGCAAATGGGCTATGGAAAAAGCTAAAGCACATGGCTTTGATAACCTTACTGCTCAAGACTGGGACGATTTGAAAGATTGCATGGAAGCTGTAAAGTGTGCGATTTGCGCAGATAAAGATTACAGAATCGTAGAAGCTATGGACGAATGCGAACAGGAAGAGAAGTATCTTGGACGCATGGGATATGACAGATATCGTTATGCAAACGGTAGATTTGCACCAAAAGGCAGAGGAAGCCGAATGGGATATATGCCGTATCTCCATATGCAGGATGACGACTGGGTAAGTGAATATCCGAGCAATCCAGAGTTTGAACGTAATATGTACCGCATGGGTTATCATCCAGACCGTAGTGATATGAGAATGGACGGTATGAACAATAGGCAGTCCAGATACGGTGAAACCTACGACAGATACAGTGAGAATCGCAGACATTATCACGATTCCAAAGACGCTGAATCTAAGAGAAAAATGGATGATTCCATGAAAGAGTATACAGAAGATATCATCCGCAATATGAAAGAAATGTGGGATGATGCAGACGCATCAATCAGACAGCAGATGAAAACTGACTTGACACGTTTTATACAGCAGATGAATTGAATATGAAATGAATTTTGCCCTTGTTACAGGAATGTAGCAGGGGCTTTTTAGTTATGGAGGTACATAATATGCCGAGAAAAAAAGCAGAAGTCAAAATTAAAATGATTTGTGAGAAATGCGGAAAACCACAGAAACCAAGTGCTGACAAATCAACAACTAATTGGAATGTATATGACTGTCATGAAAAATGTGAATGTGGTGGAAAATTCGTAATGAAATTCGAGGATTAATTATGGAAAATTTGACTGTAAATATTTTAGGAACTGAGTACAAAATATATTTCAGGAATGAAAAAGACGACGATTTACTTGATGGAAAAGGCAGAGATGGATACACAGATATGTCTGCGCACGAAATTATAGTGTGCAATAAAAAGATGATTGTGAATTAAGAGACTACGAAAATTGGAAGAAAAACATTCTACGTCATGAAATTGTTCATGCTTTTTTATTTGAAAGTGGACTTGATTCTTTGCCTGCCAATTTTTATGGAGCATGGGCTACGAACGAAGAAATGGTTGATTGGTTTGCAATTCAATCTCCAAAGATTTTTAAAGTATTCCAAGAACTTGATTTAATTTGAAAAGGATGGTGATAAGCCATGCTAAGACAATTTTATATGAACGGAGACCTATGGAGAGTGCAGTTCGTATCTCCGCACGACAGCGTGTTAATTGACCGCACAGGCAATAGAACGCTTGGAGTATCGGATTATTCCACCCATATTATTTCAATCGCAAATAACCTTCATGGAGAGCTTCTAAACCGTGTGTTTATTCATGAATTAGGTCATTGCGTGATGTTCAGCTACGGTCTATTGCCAGAACTTCACCGCATGGTCAAGAAACGGTATTGGGTTGATGCAGAAGAATGGTGTTGCAATCTTCTGGCAGACTATGGACAGTTTGTTATTGGCACAGCCAGAGATATTTTAGGAAACCAGTTCACATATGTGGCTCCTATCGGGGCAGAAAGGATGATTGCATAGATGGCAAAAGCAAAAAACACAGTTATTTTTGATGGAATCAAGTACAATCCCGGGGACGAATTGCCGGATTTAGGCAGTTGGGTATGTACAGACGCAAGAGGCATGGTTCGTGATTACGAGGGGCTTTCAAAAGATGTGTCAAAGCTCCCACATTATGTAGAGAGTGGTTCTTCGGCATTGTGCCTTGATACCGCTGAATTATACGAATATCACAAACCTACCGATACATGGTACAAACTGTAAAGGAGAAGTGCATATGGCATTAACAGCAAAAAAAGTATATGCAATATTAAAACACCAGATTTCCGATATGGAAGCAAAATTAAATAGCCCTGTAAGATACAGAGGTACAGTTGCGACTGCTGATTTGCTCCCATTAAATCCAGACATCGGAGATATGTACAATATCGAGTCTAAATCTATTTATGGCGAAGCAGGAATGAACGTGGCGTGGAATGGGGTAGTATGGGATACTATGGGCGCCCCGATTGATATGTCGCTTTACATTAAATCAAGCGAATTGGCGGATTGGGTAAAACAGCAGAACAAGCCGACATATACAGCTGAAGAAGTTGGAGCGTTGCCGGCTGATACAAAGATTCCAAGCAAAACCAGTGACTTGCAGAATGATTCTGGATTCTTGACTAAAATTCCAGACAATTATCTTTCCGAAACAGACAAAACTCTGAGCGTATCTGGAGAAGCTGCTGACGCAAAGGCTACCGGAGATAAAATCACAGAATTGTCAGCTGATATATCAAATAAGTTGAATAAGAACCAAGGTTCGGAAAACTCTGGCAAGATTGCCGGAATTAACGAATCTGGCGATATCGTTCCGATGTTTCCAGTAAGTGTAGATTACAACGAAGAAACAAACTGCCTTGAGTTTGGGTCTGATCAAAAAATGGAACTTAATAAAGGTATCAACCTTGATAGCACTCTCACGAAGACTGGATATGCCGCTGATGCAGGCGCAGTTGGAGAAATAACTAATTCGCTAAAGGAAGATATAGAGAGCATACAAGAATTAGACAGAATTTATGATGGTGTTGATCTTTCAATTAAGTTTGCAGAAGAAATTAAAAAGTATTCTGACATCTGGCAGTGGATCAAAGCTAGAATCGAGGCAGGGAACTTTGCGGGTATTCATGTAAATGATTATATCCGCTGGCAGACCACAGATAACAAATGGATTGAGTCACATGTTGCTGGTATCAACACCTATAAGAGGTGCGGTGACCGTGAAGTACCAAACCACATTGACTTCATCAGTAAAGACCTGTGGCCGACACTGCATGTAATGAACCCGGTTAAATACAACAACGGTATCATCCCAACTGAGAACCTGTCCGGTGACGGCACGAAAACAGCTTTTGTACTGACAAACGAAATGGCAGCTGTCGCAAGCATGACAATCGGGGGCACTGCTACAACGGCATACACCTATGATGCAGACACGCATACAATCACATTTGCTGCTGCACCGGCAGCAGGCACAAACAATATTGTAGTAACCGGAACTGGTTCCGAATACCCGTGGTTGGCTTCAGACCTGTATTTGTATGCGAACAGTTTAAAGGGTCATGTGGCAGGCGGTACAAATAAAACATCACCGGTAAAACTGGTAGACTATACAAAAGATGGTATTTGGTCAAAACTTCCGGAAGCCTTAAAAGCTGTAATTGTGACCAAACGTGCGCTGATCCCGAAACGATACTCTATATCAGGTGTGCTGTTAAACGCCAACGACTGGGGTTGGCAGGATATGGGTAAACTTTGGATTCCGTCCGAGGTAGAAGTGTACGGATATGGCGTGTGGGCCAACAACGCACTAGATAAAGGCGGATTTATCCAGTATCCAATATTCAATTGCAATATGAGGCGTGTAAAAGGACTGGGTGACGGAGGTGGCCGCAACGACTGGTGGCTGATCTCTGCTTACGCTGGCAGCACCGGCAGCTTCTGTGTTGTCTACAACCACGGTGATGCCGGCAGCAACGGTGCTTCCAACACCTGGGCGGGGCTGCCCGTCTGCTTCCGTATCTCATAAAAAGGAGGAAAATATGAATTATTTGGCAGAAATCACAGCATTAAAAGGTTTATTATCAGACACAGATTACAAAGCATTAAAACACGCTGACGGAGTGATAAGCCATGAGGACTATGAGCCTATTAAAAGGCAGCGCGAAGAATGGAGGAAACTTATCAATGAATATGAAGAAAAATTAAAAGATATGGATGAAACTGGTGGGCTTGTCTAATTAACTAAAGAGGGCTTTAGTTAATTATTAAAGTCGCAGGCACAGCGCATTTAATCATTATAAACAGTTGACAATAAATAACAGATATGGAGGAATCACATGAAAACGCAGAAAACAAAAGGATTTTATGACCGTGAAAATGATACGGTACATATTTTTATTCCACCTACTCCGACAGAATCGGAGAGAGGTGGAATTACTGCAAAAGAAAAAACAACGGAATCCCTCGAAGTTACTATTGATTCAGCTACGGGGAAAGCATATGTAGCACTCGACAAAACACTTTCAAAGACAGGCGAGGCGGCGGATGCAGCAGTTGTAGGCGAAAAACTCACATCAATGGGTGTCGCAATTGAAAATGTAAAGGAAGATATAACATCAAAAGCCGATAAAGCAGCTCTTGTCAAAACCGACAGAAAACTTAATGCACTCTGGAAACTCAATCAGGGTATCAGCTATGAATTTCAGACGGACGAAGCAGAAGCATATCAAAAAACGGTTCCAAGCGGTGCAAAGATGGCAAGCGTTAAAAGTATTGGCGGCAAGACGATTGTTTGGAATCAGTTAGCAAATCCCATGGATACTTCTGTGTTTAATGGTATTGATATAACGAAAAATGATGATAACAGTAACGATTTTCATGGCACAATTAGCAATACTGCCGAGTATAACGATTTTTCTATAACTAAATCTGTGCTTTTTAAGAGGGACGGGCGAAAATATCTTATCAAAAAAAATAAAAACATTTCAATGCAATGGGGAGTTGGCGGATATGGCACATCTACAAACGGAAATATAAATAGTTTTTTATTTACTGCAAATGAAGGTACTGATTGGAGTACAAATATAATTATTGCTGCAAGCAAAGGTGATGTTTTAGATATTAGTGGGCTATATATTAATGTTTTCGACCTCACCCAAATGTTTGGCTCTGGTAACGAGCCATCCACACCCGAAGAATTTGAAGCTATGTTTCCAGCAGACTACTATCCGTACAATGCAGGAGAACTGATGAGTGCACCTGTGAATGAAGTAGTGGAACAAGGAAGAAACTTACTAAATTTAGATGAAATGATAACGGTAGGTGCTTACTATGGTATTCCGATTTATAAAAATGCCACAGCTACTTTAAAGTTGAAAGATGGTAAAACACGTCCTAAAGCATCAATTGGTTTTATTTATGATATAAATTCTGGTGCACAAGCTAGATGGTTGTTGGATGACGGAGAAAATATTACACAATTAGCAGCATTTGAAACCAATATTAGTAATGATATTAAAATATTCGGATGTTATCCTGGCAATGTGGACACAATTAACATGCTTTTAGATGCTTATGAAATAAATCTTGTCGAAGGATTATATACTGTAGACACAATGCCGGCGTATTCTCCATACCACAAAACATCCCATCCAATTCCGCAAGCCATTCTTAATCTTTCTGGTTACGGTTGGTCAGCTGGGAATGTGAGAAATGAAGTGAATTGGGAGAATAAGCAGTATATCCAGAGAGTAGGCAAATATGTAATTACTGGTGATGAATCCTTTGAAACTACATATATGCCTACTATTGTCTTTAATAACAGTGGTTATAGGATGAAACTTGGTTTACGAGTTACAAATAACAGAGGATTAAATATATCATCGGCAAATGATTCTGGTAGTTATTGGCAATTTGGTATAACCGATCTTGGATTAGATGAGAATGCAACTACAGATGATATTGAGAAGTGGTTTAAGGAACATCCTGTAACCGTCTATTACCCGATGTTCAATGAAGAAATCATTGATATTTCCGACCTCATCGGTAATACATTTCAAGAACCTCTTGAAGTCGAAGCAGGCGGTACACTGACATTTAAAAACAGTCACGGTGATGATTACAGAATCCCTATGCCAAGTACAGAAGAATATCTGGTTTCTTTAGCGGAGGTGGCGAAATGACTGAAATGCAGAAAAAGATGATTGAGAAACTTGGTCTGGCTGAATCAGACTTTGAGAAAAAAGAAACGGTGGTAAGCAATGAAGAACGTATCAATGACCTTGAGATTGCTGTCTGCGAACTGCTTGAAACACTTGGAAATGCTGAATAAGAAAAGGAGAAATAAAATGATGGCAAAAGTATATTTTAACAGATTGATTGTAGGAACTATTACATATGATGCAATTCCTGAGAAATATCAGGATAGAGTAAGAGAATATGGTATTGAGTATGTGAAAAAAGGAAAACTTCCTGTGGAAGAATATGAAATGCTGTATAAAGAAGAATATCCAGAGGTAAGTAATTAACTAAACGGGCATAAGGCACTCAAGAAAGAAGCAATCGAAAGAATTGTACGAATAATCGGTGATCGAGCAGAATTGGACAGGCCTCTGACACCGCATCTATTTAGACATACTCTTGCGACTCTTATGCTTCAAAGAGGTACGCCGATTACTGAGGTGCAGAAGATTCTTGGACATGTCAACATTAACACGACAATGATCTATGCAAAGGTATCTGATGAAGATGTAAAAGTGTCTCATATGAAATATGCAATATAAGATTTTTGAAGGGAGAAAACGCTATGAGAGGATTGAAACGTCAAAAACAGACAGTGTATTGGTCAAGGGTAACTGAAAACCTTGATGGGATAGACACAATCAAAACGTACCAAAAGCCAGAATTACATCACCTCTCCGTATCTGCGACTGCCGGAACGCCAGAGGAATTATCTGCCGGTTATATCCCGGACTACGACAGATACATCACGAACTTCGACCGCAACTTCAAGCCGCAGACCGCCGATGTATTCTGGATTGATTGCAAGCCGGAACTGAATGAAGCAGGCGAACTTATCTTAGGCGAAGATGGAGAGCCTACAGTCCCGCCAGACTATCGCCTAAAAAAGATTCTTGATACTCAGAAAGGCAATGTGGCACGATACGGTATTAAGTACACAGGAGATGGCTCAGATGGCGAATAAGACTATCAAAATGGAACTGTCACATAAATCTATACAAGACACAATAAAACAGCTCAGAGCGTATCAGAAGTCACTTGTAAGTAAGAATGAGGAATTTGTTCGTAGACTGACAGAACTTGGAATCCCGGTCATAGATGAAAACATAGCATTGGCACAAGGCGATTCTGACAAAAACCACAACACCTATATCAGAATCAATAACTTTGGTGGCTATTCTCAGGCGACGCTTATATGTGAAGGAGTTGATCTGTTATTCATTGAGTTTGGGTCGGGCATTTACTACAATACTCCGGCGGGAACCAGTCCACATCCAAAAGGGCAAGAACTTGACTATACTATCGGTTCATACGGACAAGGAAACGGAAAGAATGAATCGTGGGTTTATTTTGCCGATTCTGGCGAATGGGTACGCTCTTATGGTACTGAAGCCACTATGCCGGTATATAAGGCAAGCGTGAAAATCATGCAAAGCATCAGAAAAATTGCAAAAGAAGTGTTTGCATCATGAAAGTTAATACCTGATAATACTGAATAATACCTCTGTCTTTGATATACTATAACATATAAAAGCATCTACCTGAGCGGTGGGTGCTTTTTCTTATAACGAGGTGATTCTATGCCAGACACGATTAACAACCCAGTATCAGAAGTATTTTCTAGGTGGAGTAAAGATATTCAACCAACAGTCGGCAAAGGCAATTTTTCCATGGAAAAAAGCCAGACGATAGCATCTGGCAAAACAAAATACGCCAGATTATTCATGATGGGGAATCCCACACAATCAACAAGTCTAGAAGGTCACGAATGCGCAACAGTTCTTTCATTTCAAACGGAAAGTTACGCATCTGGGACAAAGGCTTTATCAACTGCATATGAAATCGACAGCAAAAGTCATCAGGCTATGGTTTCAATGGGCTTTCGCCGGACATACGGGCCAGAAGAAGTTGCAAACTCCGAAAAGAGTTTCAAACGAATCATAAGCCGGTACAGCAGAATTTACACCGGGCAATTATTGGAAGCGTAACAGCTTCTATTTTTTATACCAAAAAGAAAGGAGAGTGTCCTATGAGTAAAGATAAATTACAATGGCTGAAAGCTGCGGGAATCAGAGCTGTTAAGACAATTGCTCAGACAGCAGTTGCGACAATCGGAACCGCGACAGTCCTTGGAAGCGTTGACTGGAAGATGGTCGTATCTGCGTCCGTTCTTTCCGGCGTTTTATCCTTGCTTACATCTGTAGCAGGGCTTCCAGAACTGAAAACAGGCACAGATGAATAGAAAGGACGGTGATCCTTTTATCTCCCGGATGCAGGGTTACGCATCAGAGCCGACAAGGCTCTTTTTTAATGTGATTTTATAGCTGAAAAGCAGAAAGGAGCCGAATATGGCAGAAAAAGGAAATATAGCAGGCGTAAGTACCGTTGGTTCGCTTACTGGATATGCAGTCGAAACAACAGCAGGTACTAAACCGACAACATTTAAACTTCTTCACAGAATTAATGCTTCTGATGAAATCAAAATTGACGTAGAAACAATCGACGCTTCCGCACTTGAAGATGAAGTCGAAAGAACTATTGCAGGACGTGGTTCTACAGGTGGTACATTTAACGTAACTGTGAATGTAACTGATGAAACTATTACTGAATGGGAAACCTTAATCAGCGAGTACAAAACAGGAAAAACAGAGGGAAAATCTATGTGGTATGAAGAATACTTCCCATCTCTTAAGAAAGCATTCTTCACAAAAATCGAGCCACCGACAATCATTCCTAAACCGGCAAGAGATCAGAATGGCCTGTTAACCGTTGAAATGTCTCTTACTATCAATGAATATGTCGGACCGAGTGAAGCAGTAGTTCCAACTGACAGCAGCCTTTAAACACATTTGGGAGGACAAATAATATGTATAAAGTTTTAAAAATCGGCGGCAAAGACTACAAACTTGAATATGGAATTGAAGCATCACTGTTTGATGATTGTGTGAAATCCGTAATGAATATGCTGGTTTCCACAAGCGGCGGAACGGACAGGAGCCTTAAGGAAATGGTTTCTGGAATGAGCAGCATCCCGAGTACGGCACTCAATGCGTTCTATGCCGGATTACTTCAATATCACGGCAACCATTCTGACGGTGATGGCACTGTCCCGGATTTAGATACCGCTAAAAAACTTGCAGCACAGTATATGACCGAACATAAAGATGATGAGCAGGGCAACTTCTACGGTCTGTTTTCTATGTGCATTGAACAGATGGAGGAAGATGGTTTTTTCAAATTAACCGGTCTGGAAACATTCATGGACAACATGAATGCGGCAATGGACTCTGTGAAAGCGAAGAAAGCGCCGAAGAAGCCAGCAGATCACCTGAAAAAAGCTACAGTGAAATAATCTGGGATGAATTATATCCAATGGCTGTGCGTATTGGGATGTCAAGAAAAGAATTTCTCAGAAGTACCCTGAAAGACCTAAGAATCCGTATAGAACAGTATGGAATCTTAAAAAACGAAGAAATCCAGTCGCAATTAATAAACATGGACTATCAGGCATGGCTGACCGGACTGTATATGAAAGCAAGTATTTCGTGTGTGCTATTTCCAAGAAAGGCTAGTTATCCAAGTAAACCAATTACGCAGGAAAAACAAAATAATTGGGTTGAACACAATCCAGATATGCCAAAGAAATCAGAAGCAGAACTAAGACAAGAAGAACGTTACTACGAACTTCTTATCAGGCAGGCAAATGCAAATATATCTGAAATAGGTAATGAAAAGGGCAAGCAGGATGAATAGTAGTCTTGCTTGCCCTTTATTTTTTTGAAATAAAGGAGGTGTTTATATGCCTGACAACACAATAGATAGCCTTGCGATAGAGGTCAGCAGTAACGTATCAAATGCAAGTAAATCCATTGATGATTTATGCAATAAACTGAATCGTCTGAGTAGCCGTATGTCTGAGAGTATCAAGCATCTTAGAGACTTTTCAGCTTCCGTAGGCACGGTCAATTCTGCTGTTCAAGCGCTTAAATTGGACAGGCTTGATTTATCAACGATAAACAGTCAATTGCAACAGTTTACGCAGTCCATGAGTGCGCTCGGTAGCCTGAACTTGAGAAACAACGGATTAAACTCATTCGTAAATGCAATCCGCAGATTGAACGAAACATTAAATTCCACAGGTGATGTGTCTGGAAAGATTCAGGGCATGATTTCTGAGCTATCCACTCTTGGCAGTATTCCAGATGTATCGAACAATGTAAATCGGTTCATTTCTTCGTTAGCAAGATTGGCGAATGCCGGCAGTTCTATTGATGCAGTTGTATCAAAACTTCCAAATCTTGGTGAAGAACTCAGAAAAATCGTAGTTTCATTCTCTGGAATAGGCAATATTTCTCAGCCAATTAATACATTTGTTCAGTCAATTTCACAGTTGGCAAATGCAGGAGATAAAACCGGAAAGACCGCAACTCAGCTTAATGATTTGGCTAATAGCTTGAAATCGTTCTTCCAGACAATGAGTACTGCTCCCAGAATCAGTAACAGCACGATTCAAATGACACAGGCTATTGCTCAATTGGCAAACTCTGGGGCAAATGCTGGTAGGGCGGCAAGGTCTACCGCAGGCGCATTTTCCAGATTAGGACAGGGTGCGACTGCTTCTACAGGAAAGGTCAGAAAACTTGGCAATGCAGTCGGAAACGTAGGAAGCAAGGCAAGGAAAAGTTTGCCTAGCATCATGTCTCTGGTGGCAAAATTCTGGACGTTGAAATTTGTTGTTGGAAAATTTGGAAGCGCAATTGAAAGTTCCATGAATTTTCTCGAAGATTACAACTACTTTCAAGCAGCGTTTCGTCAGGTAGCAGATAAAGCAGGAGAAACTTGGTCAGAAGCAGGATATGATTCTGCGGAAGCTTACGCAAATTCATTTAGCAACAGAGCCAGAGAACTTACATCCAAAATGTCTGGGTTCGATGTTTCTGATAATGCGATTCTGACCGCAAATAAATCAGGTAAATCACTCGGTATGGACCCGTCCATGCTCTTGAATTATCAAGGCCAGTTCGCACAGTTGTCGTCCTCTATGGGGACAACTTCTGAACAGGCATTAAAACTGTCGAATGCATTAACCATGATCGGTGCTGACCTTGCATCTGTTAAGAATCTTGATTTTAGCACAGTTTATGAGAACTTGTCCTCTGGATTAGTAGGTATGAGCCGTGCTGTAGACAAATATGGTGCAAACATTCGTGTGGCAAACTTACAGCAATATGCAGCAAATCTTGGTATACAAACGTCTGTTTCTAATATGGACCAGGCAAGTAAGGCAATGCTGAGAACGATAGTAATACTGGATTCCACCCGGTACGCATGGGCGGATATGGCAAATACGATAAACGATGGCTGCGAGCTATCACTTGTCGCCTAATATAGCAATATATTAGTGAAAATCGAGCAAAATCGGTGAAACCTAAATTGAGTTCCATATTCTCTAAAGAGAATGTGGGGTGATTTTATTAATAAAAAATTTGTAATCTATAAAGTAACCAATAAAATAAATGGAAAAATATATATTGGGAAAACCTATAATTTTGAAAAAAGAAGAAGAGAACACATATACGATATAGAAAATGAACTTCCCTTTCATAGAGCCTTAAAAAAATATGGCACTGATAATTTTGAATGGGAAATTATTGATACAGGAATATCTGACAATGAGATTAAAGAAAAAGAGATATATTGGATAAAAAAGCTGAATACTCGCATACATTTTCCAAATTCCAATGGGTACAATATAACGTTAGGAGGAGAGGGAGGTGTATCTTGGAACTCACGTCCTGTTTTGCAATTTGATTTAGATGGAAATTTTATTGCAGAATATGCAAGTTGCGCTCATGCCTCAGTAGAAACCGGAGTGCAGCCACACAGTATTAATGATTGCGCAAATAAGAAAGCGGGACGTGCAGGAAATTTTCAATGGAAATTTAAAAGTGAATGCAAATCTTTTAAGATACCTTCGTATAAAAAGAATGAATCCAGCAGGAAAAAACCAATTGTCTAGTTAGATCAAAAAGGAAATTATATCAAAACATTTTCGTCTGTCACAGAAGCGAGTATGGAAACTGGTTTAAGAAGGTCAAATATCTCTTCGTGTTTAATTAATAGTTCTCACAGGTGTGGAAATTTTCAATGGGTATATCAAAAAGATTATGACCCTAAAAAAGATTATAGGTACAAAGGCCCTCAAATTGGAAATGGAATAGTCCAATTAAATGATAATTGGGAAATAGTGAACCATTTTCCGAACTGTTCCGAAGCAGCAAGGCATTTAGGTGAGCCAGAAAAGGTTCATAAGCAGATTCACAAAGCTTTGGCACTAAGCAAAAGATGCAGAGGATTTTATTGGAGAAAATATGATGATTATATGAGAACTCAACAAGGCAATACCGAGGTAACCGTATAGATAGCGAAAGGTTATACGGCACCGTAGAGCGTAGGAGATGAATAAATATAATTCTCCCAAGAGTGCTTGACAACCATATATGGCGTAGAAATACGTCTTATTTTTATGGTTGAAAATGTACGCCGACCTTGCAGGAAACTGCAAGAAGTAGGGGATAAAAAGCCCCTACGGTAACAAAGTGAAATATGCCAGCTAACCAGTTACGTATACTTCGTGCAAACTTAGTATCTTGTGCCAGAGCATTAGGGAACATCTTTATGCCTGTAGTTGCGGCAGTGCTTCCATACATCAATGGTCTTGTGATCGCATTCCAGAGACTTTTGACATACATTGGTTCGCTTCTTGGAGTTAATACCAAAATCGGAAAAATGTTCGGTTCTATCGGTGGTGGAAGTGAAAATCTCTCGAATGCACTTGACTCCATAGATGATTCTGGAATTTCAGATGTAGACAGCTCAGCAAAAGACACCAGTAACAGTCTGAAAGATGCAACTAAAAACGCCAAAAAGTTGAAACAGTTCCTCGCATCCTATGATGAACTTGAAATTATGAGCAAAGACGATAGTTCTCTGTCAGACCTTACAAATTCTAAAATTAAAACGCCAAAAATTGACACATCTGCAATTGATGCAGGAATCCTCAATGATGCCCTTGATAAGCTTTTGAATGAATACCAGAAGAAATGGGATGCCGCCTACAATTCCATGGAAAATAAGGCCATGGCATTCGCAAATAAGGTCACAGACACATTTAAGAAACTTGCAAAAGCCGCAGAACCTACCACAAAAGCGCTGAAAAATCTCTGGAACAATGGATTGAAACAACTCAGAGATTTCACATGGACAGCATTAAAAGATTTCTGGAATCATTTTTTAGTTCCGCTTGGCAAGTGGACACTTGGGGAAAAAGGATTACCACGACTAATCAATGCTTTTAATGATTTTCTCATGAAAATTAACTGGGATAAAATCAACGCTTCCCTTGTACAGTTATGGGATGTATTAGAGCCATTTGCTGAGAATGTCGGAACAGGATTGCTTGATTTCTTTGATGATTTCTTTGACAAGGCGGCAGACGGAGTAAATAAACTCCCTGATCTGATTGACAGGTTCAAAGAGTTTATCGCAGCATTCTCACCGAAGCAGGCACAATCTATCGGTTATTTCCTCGGACAGCTCCTGACAGCTTTTGTAGCATTTAAAGGGCTTACATGGTTTGGAAGTATTTTCGGTAAAGATGGAGTGATAGGCAAAGGAATCACCATGTTAGCAGCGCATCCATATGCTTCGATAGCGGTAGGATTAGGTCTTACCGTTGCTGCGCTTGATAAATTTGGAGTAATTGATGTTGATTGGGACGGGTTATGGACAAGAATCGGGAATCTCAAAGACGTAATTGTGAATTTCATTAAAAATATTGACTGGGACTCACTGGTAAAAACAATCGGCGATGTGTGGGACGTATTTCAACCATTTGCTGAAGGATTCGCAGATGGATTTATCAGCTTTTTCGATATAATGCTGAACGATATTGGTGCCCCACTGATTAATACATTAGTAAGCGTCTTAGATGCTTTCGCAAAAGCCTTAGGAAAGCTTGACGATAAGCAGATAGAAGCTCTTGGCGAAGCTCTAGCACGGTTTTTTATTATAAGAGGGAGCATTAATTTTGCTCGAAACATATACAATGTAGTTAGCTCTATCGGCGCACTCAGAACAATCTTCGGTGGGTTAGGAACGGTTCTTTCCACAGCCAGTGGTGCATTGCAGACATTCTTTGGCTCTGGACTAGGTTCTACACTTGTAGCAGGATTCGCAGACAGTATGATTGTCTTAGGAACTGCAATGGCAGGATTCAACCTCGGAAAGTGGATAAGTGTTAATCTATTCGGTGGTGAAGATAAAACTTTCGGAGAATTTTTGGAAGATAACGTATTTGGGTATCAAAAAGGAGATTTTACCGGTGCTATCAACGAATGGATGAAAGATATATTCGGAGTCGGTAATAAACTTACAGAGGATGATTTAAAGATATTTCAGGAGTATGAAGATGCTATTCTCGGTTTGGTTCACGCAAGCCAGATTTCAGGCGAACAAGCATATCCTTTATTGACATTCCTTTCTGAGTTAAAAGATAACGGATATAGCACAGAACAGGCGTTATTTGAACTCGAACTTAAACTTAATAATCTTGGAGTTTCGTCCGAAGATTTCGAGAATGCAATAGCAGGAGCAAACAAACCAGTCAAAGACCTTGGAGATACAGCGGAAACATCCTCTAATCAGTTCTCAAATATGGCTGATCGGATTAACAATGTTTCGTTTGAGGACATTTCAGAACAGCTCACGGGATTCCAGACACTTATCCAGACCGTTGACTTTGCAACTCTGGTAACAGATACAGCAAATGCAATTGATGAAATGGGTGGCATCTGGGAAAATGGAAAACAGATTCTCGGTGAAAAAGCATTGCAGATTTATCAGGAAATCGCAAAGGGATTAGAGCCGGACGATAACGGTTACTATACTTTGGCAAACGGACAGATGGTGCAGTTTGGAAAAGGTATTTCTGACTATGAAAGTACTCTACAAAGTACAATGGATTCAACTCTGCAGGGGGCAATCAACGGCGTTCTGGATAACAATTCTGGTTTTGAATTAGTTACGGAACTCGGAAAGAATCAGATTCTTGCCGTAGGTAGTGGGATTGAGCAGAACGGCAGTAAAGTCACTGAAAAGCTTAACTCAACAATTCAATCATCTGCGAAAGGTGCAGAAGAAACTGCGAAATCAAGCGGCAAAACCCTTGGAAGCAACATTGCAGAGGGATTACAGTCTGGAATTAACGGGAAGAAAGAAAGTACAAAGACTTCGATTCTTGACCTAATGAATAACAGTGTAAAAGCCCCTGCGCAGGAAGCAGTAGACTCCCATTCTCCGTCCAGATGGTTCAAGCAGCTTGCAGAATACTGCGGTCAAGGATTCCGAAACGGATTAGAGCCAGGCTTTTCTGCGTCGTTCACATGGTTTGGAAGAATCCGAAGCAGAATCAGCAATTCCATTGGAAACCTGTATAATATTGGCTGGAACTCTATTATTGGCTTAAACAATGGAATCGTAGGCGCGGCACAACAGC